TTGGCAATAGCAATCTTCAGTATGGAAGCAATATGAATTTCAATGGAAATACTAGTATCTCAAGCGTTTTGGTGGTCAGTAACGAACAGGTCTCAAACCTGCAGGTAACTGCTGTTTCAAACTACCAAATCCCATTCGCAAACGACAACAAGATCCTCATTGGCAATAGCAATCTTCAGTATGGAAGCAATATGAATTTCAATGGAAATACTAGTATCTCAAGCGTTTTGGTGGTTACTAACGAACAGGTCTCAAACCTGCAGGTAACTGTAGTTCCAAGTAACACGATTCCGTATGCAGACAGCAATGGCATTCTTCGGGGAGACTCTAATCTACAACAGTATAGTAACGCCGCCTTTTTCAGCAGCCAGTTTAGTAATTCAAATGTTTTAGTCGTTAATCGCGAGTATGTCCAAACTCTCCAAATAAGCAATGTCCAATCAAACATGATACCATACGCAAATAACAATGGTACTCTCTCTGGCGATTCTGGCTTGATATACTGTAATCAGAGTTTTGGCGGTGGGTATGGAACATCGAACGTTTTGGTAGTCAGCAATGAGTATGTTGCGAATCTCCAAATCAGTAACATTACATCAAGTCAGATTGTTTTTTCAGACAGTAATGGAAGCGGTACACTCAAAGGAGATTCTGGCCTAAAATACAGTAACGGAACATTCTCCAACACGGGATCTGCAACATTTGGGTCGAATCTCACGGTCGCCTCCAACGTGTTCTTGACCGCACCAGGATCCAATGCCTATGCTGGAACGGTTCTGTCCTACAATACGGGAACGGGCGCCGTCAACTACAGTTCACTCACACTCGGGACTCTCGGAGCCGCCGATTCCAACACCATGAACGCTAACTGGGTAATTTCTGGCGGCGGAACCATTACATGGAATGGAAGCTTAGTTTCAGGAACTGCACGTATCATTGCCATTCCTGTCAACAATGCGATGGCAGCGAATGGATTTCTTGATATTGCATCAGACTCGGGGTCGTGGAGTTTTACAGTAAACGATTGGTCTGCGGCTTACTGGGTTCCAAATTCAATTCCGTCTGGATACTCATATACCAACGGTTCAATCCAAGTTGTTCCATATACATCTGTTGGAAATCAAATTACTTCAAACTGGATATTTATTTGTGCAAGAAATGCTGATAATGCAAGTCTCAAATGGGGACCTGGATTTATTAATATTCCTACAGGAGGAGTCTACAATTCGGTTACGGGCGCGACGTCATGGAATGTAGGACCGTCTGGGTCTACGGGTCCTACGGGGCCTACGGGACCTGGGGGACCTACGGGACCAACGGGACCTACGGGGCCCGTAGCAGGATATGATCAGCAGATTATTTTTAATAGTAATAGCCAGGCAGCGGCTTCATCAACCCTAACATTTGATTACATATCCAACGTTCTTCATACCACCAATCTACAGGTCAGTAATATCACAACAAGTCAGATTGCTTTCTGCGACAGTAATGGCGGGGGTACTCTCAAAGGAGATTCGGGTCTACAATACAGCAATGGAACTCTAAATGTCGGTCAAGGATCTATCTTCTACGATTCTGGATCAGGAAGCACAACGATTACATCATCCAACAATCTTCTACTCAATCCGAACGGAGGATCAGGAACGATCTTTGTATCGGGAAATATTGTTCCGACTGTAAGTGGAGGCTTCACTCTCGGTTCACCTACCTACCCTTTTGGAACTGCATACTTTGCATCGAATACTGTTTATATTGGAACCACTCTGATGTCTACAGACACTGCAGGAAACCTTGTGACAACATCCAGAAAGGGCACGCCTGCGTCCACTGCTGCTACTGAGAGTTTCATGGTAGCCGTTGGTGTAGACACAAGTTGTGCAATCAAGTATTCTACGAACGGTTCAACGTGGGTCAATGCATCGTCTGGCAAAGTGGGAACAACTCCTCTGTTTGGAAGTGGATACGGTGTTGCCTGGAGTGGAAATGTATGGATTTCTGTTGGAAATGTAGAGGGAGCTTCTGGAACATCATCATCCATTCTACGTAGTGTAAATGGTCGGGAGTGGTATGCTCCGAGTGGAATTATTACATGGGCAACCAACACACTCTCTCTCACCGATCCATTTCAACTTATTGCGCAAAATTATCAAACATCAGTTTTTTTCGCTAATACAATTGCCTATAACACAAATCAGGGACGATGGGTTGTCGGAGGATATACTGGACGAGAACCAAATCAAACTGATATATTTATACCGCACACCTTCTACACTGATGATGATGGAAATTCATGGAACATGATCAATTCAATGGGGGGCTATACATCATTTGCAACGAGACAGGTTGTGACAGACAGTGCAAATCGCTGGATTGCAATTGAAGCATATGACAATTATGGAGGCACTGTGATCATTACAAGTATTGACGGTATAAACTGGTCGCCTGCTCCCATATCTTTTCCTATGTTCACAGTCAACAGACTTGCATTTAATGGCCACTACTGGGCAGCAACGGGAGATGGAATAGGTGTTCTAGATAGTTCGCCAGAAACCAACTATTCAATTGTCATCAATACATCTGGAGGTCTTGGAACTTGGAGACCTGTCTTAAGTGAATTGTTTGATGCAAGTGGAAATCCTACTTACTATGGCAACACATCGCCAGGAGTCTACAGGTTTGTAGGCAAGGATATTGCCTGGAATGGTATCTCGTGGGTGTGTGTAGGTGGAGGCGGCGGTCCATCGATTTTCACAAGTGCTGATGGATTTAACTGGACATCTATTTCCGCCTTCAAAGGTTCAACTCTTCAAACAATTGCGTGGAACGGAAGTATTTGGGTGGCGGGAGCATCAACTGTCTCTGGAGCAGTGGATATTAACGGCAATCCAGTTGCAAGAGCATCATTTGTAGTGAGTACCGATGCACGCACGTGGTATGCTGCATCCTCAACACCGTTCAGCAGTTATCCATCACAGATCGCATCTCGTACCCCACTTCCGTTCGGAGGACCACCGCCTGGAACAACCTCGCAGAACCCATCGAATACGAATGGAGCAAATATACTGATTTATGAACCTACAAATGCTCTAACGACGTACACATCAACCATTACCATCTCAGAAGGGTATGGAGTGACCATCAGCGGAAACCTTGTTCCATCTGCCTCCAATGTTTACTCGCTCGGAACAAATGCGAACCCTTGGTGCAATTTGGCGATCGGTCCTGGAACAATTCACCTAGTAGGCCCAGACCCTGCTATTGTCTCGGACATTGGTTTGGACTCCAACAATCTCGTCTATACCCGTAACGGATTTGCATCGCCGTTTCTCAATATCGGTCCATCGGTATCCACTACACTGTCTTCGGGGTTTGTAGGAGGATGGCAGATCGGTCCATCGGGACAGTTGGGAACATCAAATTACAGTCTATTCGCCCAGCAAGTAACGACTGCTGCCCCATACACACTGTCAGGTCCTACTTACCCAATTATTAACCAGACGACCAATCAGCAGATCACATATAATAGCAATGGATTGGCTGTGGGAGTATCAAGTCTGACCTACGATTACACATCAAATATCTTGAAGACAGGTAAACTAGTCCTATCAAATCTTCAATCTACGGTATGTGCTGGAACGGTAGTTACCGTGAGTGGAGACGGAACGCTGTGGAAGAGTTCAGCAGTCAATGTAGTAGGTGCTACGGGACCACAGGGGCAGGCAGGATATTCTTCAGGCAAAATCTACTACTTCAATACTGACACTGTCTCGGATGCATCAGGATACCTCCAACTCTCATCCAATTACTCAGCGGGCGCCCTTTACACGATTTCAGGAAAAGGTGTTACGGGAACGACAACTCTTTCTATGGGCAAGTTCATTACTCCTGCGAGTGATCCTGGACTGCTCGTGATTCCTGGTGGAGTGTGGCAGTTCTCTTTTTACGCTTACCAAACTGGCGATGCCAAGTTTGACGGAAGTGTCTACTTTGACGTGTGGACTGCGAATGTCACAGGTTCATCGGCAACACTGGTGACGAAACTTGGCACCAACTCTAATAATCCTGAGAATGTTCCTACAAATACTCCAGACCAACGCACAACATCCGTGACAATTGCAACCACGAGTGTATCTGCTTCTACTCGTCTTGCGGTTCTACCTTACGCCATAAATGTCAAGAAGGATGCGGTAATGTATATGCAGTATTCAGACTCTTTGGTTGCACAGGTCATTACCTCCCTCACAAGTCCAGGAATTCAGGGTGCTACTGGATTGTCTGGACCTACGGGACCAACAGGACCTACAGGACCTACAGGAGCAAGTGGTCTGTCTGGACCTACGGGACCTACAGGTGCTTCGGGTCTAAGCGGACCAACAGGACCGACTGGAGCCTCTGGATTATCTGGATCAACAGGACCAACGGGTGCAAGTGGTCTGTCGGGTCCTACAGGACCGACTGGAGCCTCTGGATTAAGTGGACCAACAGGACCCTCAGGAGTCCAAGGAGCTACGGGGCCAATTGGTGGAAGCAATACCCAAATCCTGTTTAACAATAGCGGAGCAGTCGGCGGAAGTTCAGCACTGACCTTCAATGCTTCGTCTGGTGTTACGAGTATTAGTGCGCTGACTCTTACCAACGGTATGTCTGGAAATCTGAACATGAATATCTACAATATTACGAACATAGGCAGCAATGGATTCTCATTGAATGCTGGAGTGTATACATTAACATTCAGTACTCAACCTGCATCAATTGGAACAAACGGTACGTATACCTACTTCGTATTGGCAAGTAATACAGTGATTACACCAGCGTATACTCTAACAAATGTGAAGTACTTTGCGGTTGGGGGTGGCGGAGGTGCTGGTGGAAACCGTGGTGGAGGTGGAGGTGCGGGTGGCCTGCTGACGAACGATCCCTCCTTGAATGGAGTTGTTCTTTCATCACAATACAGTAGTGGCGGATACCTGTCTTTAGGGACAACATCGACTTATTCCGTTGTAATTGGAACACCAGGAGGAGGCGGTGCTCCGTATATTGTAGGTGGAACTGGAGGCAATACGACTTTATCTGTCACTGGCAGTACGGTACTCGCAACTGCATACGGGGGCGGAGGAGGCCAAGGTTATGGCGGAGGAAGTGAACAATATCCTACAAGCGGTGGATGTGGTGGCGGCGGAACTGGAGCTGGAACGGCTACAACGGGAAGTCAAGGCTACGGAGGAAGTACAAGTTCCCAAAACGGAGGTGGCGGAGGTATAGGATCTGCTGGCTCGGGTACAGCTGGGGGTTCAGGGGTTACGTATCTGGGTACAACATACGGTGTAGGTGGATCAGGAAATGGTTCGGGTACATCTGGAAGCAGCAATACTGGAAATGGAGGTAACGGTGCAAATACGGGAGGGAACGGTGGTTCTGGAATATTCATTCTCTCCGTTCCGAAAGCACAAGCACTGGTCGCCCAAGCAGTTCAGTTCGGTTCGGTGGGTCTTAACTCTGGAAGCAATCTCCAAATCTCTGCAACGTCCAACATCTTACTCGCTCCCTCTTCTGGAGGAGTAACGATTTCAGGTCTCGCATCTAACGTATACACTGGCAGTGTCCTTTCCTACAACAGTGGAACGGGTGCGGTAACATATAGTTCATTGGTAACCGCAACAGGTCCAACAGGTCCAGCAGGGGCAACGGGACCAGGTGGTCCGTCAGGTGTATCGGGGCCAACGGGTCCAGCAGGGCCAATCGGGGGAAGCAACACCCAGATTCTATTCAACAATAGTGGAGCTGTTGCAGGGAATGCTTCACTAACATTCAATGCTTCTACTGGGACAGCGACAATCGGTGGGCTCAATGTCACCAACGCAACATCGTTCGCAGGGAATGTAGCTATGAATCTGTGCAATATCACAGACATCGGTAGCAATACATTTTCCATGCTTGTTGCACCTCCTGGCGAACTCTTTACGGTAACGTCTGGAACCCAAGGAACCGCATGGACATCAAATGTGTCTGGAGGACGTAAGTACTATACGTTCTACAGCAATTGTACGATTACTGCAGCGGCATCTACGGGTGCGGTGGAATACTTTGCGGTAGGTGGCGGAGGTGGTGGTGGATCGAATCAGGCTGGAGGCGGTGGAGCTGGAGGTCTTCAGACAAACAGTACAACATACGCATTTTCTAGTCAGTCTAAAGCGATACCTTCACTGACTGCAAACTCGAATTACACGATAGTGATTGGTGCTGGGGGTGCAGGTCAGACCAACGGCAGTAATACCACAATTACTGGAGCGGGAATATCTATTAATGCTTCGGGCGGTGGTCGCGGAGCAGATGCTGCGGGCACATCTGCAGCTACTGGAGGATGTGGTGGTGGAGCTACAAACTTTGGAAGTACTACCCCTGGAACAGGCTCTCAGGGAGGAAATGGAGGTGGTCCTGGTACAACTTCTGCTCTTCAGTACTTTTTGGCTGCTGGGGGTGGAGGTATAGGTGGCAATGGAGTTTCTGTGAAAAATGGGGGAGGTGGTGGGGACGGTGCAAATACAGCTGGAAATGGAGGAACAACTCTTACGTACAATGGAACCGCATACGGTGGTGGCGGAGGAGGAGGAGGACAAACCGCTCCAGGTAGCGGTGGCGGTGCGGGTGCGGGTGCAGGAGGGCAGAACTCTCCAGGAGGAAATGCAACAGCAAATACGGGATCTGGCGGTGGTGGAGGTTCTTCAGGAGGTTCGGGAGGGTCAGGAATAGTTATCATTTCCTATCCATTCACAGGCGGGGCTTCAGTCGTCACTCCACTTGCATCTATTGCAATGAATGCGAACAGTAATCTCCAACTGTCTGCGAACTCTAATATCACTCTGGCTCCAACTGCGGGGGGAGTCACGATTTCTCTTCTGACGACGACGATATCCAGCATGACAGGGTTTTACAATCTCGTTTATAATCCAAGCACTGGTCAGCTTGCATACTATAAACCGTAGGCGTATCATACGTCGGCTAGTGTTGATACTTGAATACTCAATACCGTATCTGCAACTAAACACGAAATCTTCATTCCTTGGAAATTTGATTGAAATAAATCGAGTTGACTGATCACGTTTTGACCTAGCAGGAAACAAATATATTCATACGGTGTCCGTTTGACTCCGTCTGAACATACAGAGGGGACAGTAAACTGAACGGAAAAGATTGTGAACGGACTTTGGAATCCTGAGATTGCCCAACGGGATAAAGGGCCACTGAAATCAGTGGGGGTGATAAATGGCTGGAGTCCCGCTCGATCAGTCTCTTCCTGCTCACCAGCAGTGATCTGGTTCTTCAGAAGATCGTCCATCGTCACAATGTAGTTGTTATCTGACATTTTTGTTTACTACTTCGCCAGATTGTCTTTGTAGGCAGAATACAACTTGGAGCTCACCACCTCCTGCATTTCTAGGGTGAACGAAAAGTTGCCGTAGAGAGTCAGTGGACGACCGTAACAGTCTGTGAGTTTCAGTTTGATGACTGAAATGTTCTCGGGTTCTGCGAAGACGACCTTGTTGGTAATAGTGTTGGCTCCATCGGCATAAATGATGTTATTTTTACCAGCGGAAACTACGATCTTGGCAAAGGCAGGAATAGATGTTCCGTTGAAGGATAAATGATCAATGGCTTCATACTTCTCAAGATTCAGGAGAACATATGTGTTTCCCCAGATATTGGTAATTGTCTCAGACGTGTAAGATGAAGAATTTGAGTAAGCATTGCTAATGAATCCCAAGTAGGATCCTAGACCTGTATCGAAGGGACGCAGGGATGCCTCGCGAGTAACACAGCAAGTTCCGCTGGTAATTGCAGGTGCAAAATTGAGAGAGAATGGGGTGGTGGTTGTAGTTCCCGAAATTGTGCACGTGCCTGTTACAGGGTTGAAGGTAACACCAAGACCAATTCCAGTGGCCGCAGACACCGATGTTGTGATAGCAGATGCTAGAGTTGCCGACGTATAATTACCGTCCGAAATCGTGCACTGCACACCACTTACCGTGAAGTTGGTGTTCTCCTGCGTAGCCGAGAAATCATACCATGTATTGGGTAGTTCAATACTAGATAGGCGCATGGACGTAATGTTCTTATACGTTCGGGGAAGTCGAATGGTACAGAAGCCAGCATTGGTGATTCCTGCATTGTCGCGGAACCGAGTGTCGATATTGACAACACGGGGAATTGATTCAGTGGGGTATACAGCACCGAGCGTTGTTCGGTCTTGGAATCCTCCAATAGGGCGCATAACAGGGCCGCTCATCTGTTATCTATTATAGTTTAATCACTACGGAATTCTTGGCAGACTTACGTTCAGAACCCGCGGACTTACGTAGCGCCGACTTTGCGGGCATAGGACGTGGCGGAGGCGGGGGAGCCGAGGTCGCGATCGGGGCGGGCGGACCCTGGAACGAGGGGGCGGAGGGGGGTGGTAAGTTCACACCCACCTTCTTCTCCTCCTTCTGGATCTTGTTCAGAATATCGCCAATACCCATTCCCGATGGCGACTTCATTTCACGAACGGGCTTGATAGGGATGGTGCGTGTAGGCTGTGTTGGCGGGGGAGGAGAGTTCACACCGCCCAGAAACGACATCAGACCCGCAAGGGGGTTGGAGTCCTGTTGCTGAGGCTGGGGCTGGGGCTGCTGCTGCTGCGGGAAGGTGGGGACGTTCACAGACTGCTGAGCCTGAGCCTGAGCCTGCTGACGGAACTGCTGGGTCTGGTTCTGCATCGCCTGGGCCGCCATCTGACGAGCAATATCGGGGTTCTGCTTCAGAATCTCTTGGATGTTCGGGACAGGGGCCTTCATTGCCATCTGGTTGGTGAGGTGGACCATATACACCATAAAACAGGTCCGCATCGGGATTCGGACGAGAGGGTGCATCCGCATCTTGTCGCCGTAAAGATCGTAGAGTTCCTCAAAATCCTCTTCGAGATCTCCCACATTCATCTGGGCAGATTGGGACAGACCATCGAGCTGGAGACCGAACATCTTGATCATGTTCACATTCTTGGATCCCCACTCCATTGCTGACATACCTGTGATAAACCATTCAGAGAACTGCTTGATGGTGGCATCCATAGCCTTCTCCTTGCGGACAAATTCTAGTTCCATCTCCATCTCGTCCAGCGGCGAATCCATCGTGAACCGTTTGCGGATGGGGACACCGAGTTTATTGAGGCGCTCAAACTTGCGGAGCAATTCATACTTCTTCTTCATGATGGCATCCTCGGACATCTTCGGGGCAACATTCACGGGCTTGAGGTAGGCTTCGGCATTCAAGTTCTCGACACCGTCCCAGGTCTTGGTGGTGCCCACATCATCAGCAGAAGGGACGAGGCGAGGAGGCGGCGGCGGATCGTTGGGAAGGTCAGTGAAATCCAGAGAAATCGATTCCATCTCGGGTAGTTTGGTGTCGGGGGCAGCGGAGGACGACGACATGGTGTTCATGTTCATAAGGAGTTCGGCACCTGGAACATCCATCCTTGGCGTTGACTATTATGAAGACTATGTAGCATGTTCTTAAAGTTAAAACGCGGCGGATCAAGAGTCTCGCATAAAAATTGTAGGGTGTTCTAGAACCCAAATGGCCATTAGAAGGGCATCACTCAGGTCATCCTGCTTTTTATGCGACTTGAAAAAAGCAAGATTATCGGCAGGACACAAAAGTTGACAGTGTGTAATCGCGGTCTTCTTCCGCCCGCGATACGTCCCTGTCGCATCGGTGGCAGTAGCAATATTATCCAATTTATGTATGGCCGACACACCCTTCGTTCGAAATCCGCGACAGGCAAAATACATATGCATCATCGCTTGAACGGCAAACATCCGTCGATCCAACTGATTCTCAAAGATCACAAGGTCTGCATTCCTCCACCATCCAAGATCTGCGCGCTTATCGAGACATGCCACAATATCGTTCACAAGATCAAGAACACCCCCGCCAGGGGCACGAGCATTTCCCTTGAATTTTGCCCACCCAGACTTCGACATTTCCGTCCAGATTCGTCCTACCAGATCCTTCTTGGTTTTTGCAGTGAACCCATAAGTTTCTGCCATAACCTGCAATTCAGGAATGGTTTTTTTGGTTAGAGCCGCCTTTGTCATAGTCAAACTCTTGGGACGATGACGAGAACATGCCTGCGTTCCCGCCCCTGCCTGAACCCACATTGCAGGTTTTGCACACTTGAAACATGCTGTCCTCGTATGTCCGTTCTTTTCAGCCACCACATCAATCACATCCCACGCCGTTATTCGCATATCTGTTCTAGATGTCCCTTCTAGAACACATACCGCTAGATTTCGAAGTCCTATATCAAAACTAATTAGTTTCATCGTTTAAGCTGCTGCTTGAACCAGAGATAACAAAACTGGCTTTTTATCGCTCTTACTGTAAGGTATCCCCTTCGCGGTAAGCAGCTGACGAAGCTCGGCAACTGTCTTCCCCGTAAAATCCGAGATATCTTCTCCAATCACACCCTGCTCCTGCTCATCCTCATGATCGGCTTCGGCTTCGGCTTCGGCGTCAGCATCATGGACGGACACACGGTCATCCACAACCTGCTCCTGGTGGTGCTCCTGCTCCTGCTGCTCCACGGGCTCCTCGACGGGCTCCTCGACGGGCGGGTGAGACAGGAATGAGGGTGGAGGTGTAGTGACGGCAACTGCCAATGCATTGATAGCCTGAGCCATGCGCGACTGCTGGATATACATCCACGCAACAAGACCAGTGAGGATAAGAACGATTCCCGCGACGAGCGCAACGATTCCGTGGAAGAACTCCATGGTTGATAGTAGTTTACTTTCTGGTATTCCTAAAAATCCTCAGAATCAAACTTAATCGACATTTCCTCCTGGTTCACTCCTACCCCTGCCTTCGAGTAATCCGACACGCGGCGCTCGAAGAAGTTCCCCTTGCCTTCCATTGATATCATGTCCATGAAATCAAAAGGGTTCTGTGTGTTATAGATTTTCTGGATTCCAAGCTGAACGGCAAGACGGTCGGCCACAAACTGAATATACTGTGTCATCAATTTAGCGTTCATGCCGATAAGGGTGCACGGCAACGATTCGGTGATGAACTCACACTCAATCTTGACAGCGCTTTCCAGAATCTCACGGATCTTTTCCTCCAAAATTGGGGTCTGGCCATGATACATTTCCACGGCAAAGACAGTGTGCAGCCCCTCGTCGCGCGAGATCAATTCATTGGAAAAGGTCAGGCCAGGGAGAAGACCGCGCTTCTTCAGCCAGTAGATCGCACAGAACGCCCCACTGAAAAAGATTCCTTCGACGCATGCAAATCCTACGAGACGGGTAGCAAAATTATCACCGCTCTCAATCCACTTCATCGCCCACTCGCCCTTCTGTTTGATACACGGAATCGTGTCCAGTGCCCGAAAGTAGTGAAGTTGTTCCTGCTTGTCTTTGACATACTTGTCGATCAGGAGGGAATAGGTCTCAGAATGCAGTCCTTCCATCGCATTCTGAAAAGCGTAGAATAGACGAGCAGGCGGGCTCTCAGTATCGCGCTGGAAACGGGTTGCCAGATTTTCCTGAACGATTCCGTCGGCCCCTGCAAAGAACGCCAAGATCTGTTTAATGAAATCCTGTTCCTGCGAAGAAAGAGACTGCCAATCGCTCTCATCTTTGGAAAAATCAATTTCCTCAGGTGTCCAGAAGGAGGCGACGGCCTGTTTGTAAAGTTGGTAAATCTTGGTCTCCGAGTTCTTAATGGGAAACAGGGTGTAGCGCTCGCCAGGGGTGCTCGTCATTCTTGGGTGATGTGTATATCACGCAGAAAGTAGTTAAATCATTGTCGTCTGTATAAAAACAATACGGTGAGATGAGCGTTTATTCGTCCACAGAACAGATCAATCTCCTAAAGAATATTTTCACCCCCGAGTTCCAGTTTGGGGCGGGTGGCTTTTTTCAGCCAACCGTGAAAACATACCTTCCAGGAAACGTAGATATCGGTGACCCGACCACGAATTATACCCTGAAACTCAATGGCAATGCCTTGGCGACCGATCTGACAGTTGCTAACTGGTCTCTGAATCCCGCCGTATCCACTCTGTCGATGGCCTCGAGCAGTATTACCAATGTCAGTTCCATTCAGTTGGTGGGCGGAAACATACTCACTCGCACCTATGGAACGATCAATAATCTGTCGGGACTCCAGACCATCAATGGATTTACCCTCAGTCTGGGGAGCGCACCGACGATTGGAGTTGATAAAGTGTTTCTGGGGACAGGTGCAGGACTCGGAAATACAGCATCCCTTGATCAAGTATGCATTGGACTCAGTGCTGGTCAGACCAACACTGGTAACAGTTTAGTTGCAATTGGACGTGGTGCAGGACTGGGAACAAATGTTTGTGGAAATATTGTTGCTATCGGTCTAGCTGCAGGGGCAGGAAACACGCGCGGCCAAGGAGTCTTTATCGGCTGTTCATCGGGTCTAGGTAATACAGGATCAAATGTGGTTCTTCTAGGAAATGCTGCGGGTTCTAGAAATACTGGGTCAAATATCGTTGCTCTGGGATACCAGGCAGCACTAAATAACACGAGTTCTGACATTGTTGCCATCGGAACCAATGCTGCCCAAAACAATTCAGGGTCGTATGTGGTGGCTGCTGGATTCCAAGCTGCCTACAACAATTCAGGATCGGCAGTGGTGGCCGCAGGGTTCAATGCTGGATACGGAAACACGGCTTCGAACTGTGTGTTTTTGGGATCCAATCTTGCGACTGGAATGGTTGTCAATACTGCGCCCAACACCTTCCTTGTCTATTCGACCCAAGGCGCGAATCTTCCCTTTCTTCAGGGTGATATGTCAGGAAACACACTGGGAATCGGCAAGGCTCCTGTTTCTGGATTTGGACTGACCGTTCAAGGGGCTATTCAGAATACGATCAATATCAGCACCGTGACAACATCGCCACTGATTTTGACACCTGCAAATGCAGCTACGCGGTTCTTTGTATCGGCTGCTGTCACACTATCATTTGCATCAACCGTCACACAAACGGGAACACACTGGATTGTGACCAACACCTCGACGGCAAATGTAACTGCCAATCTCTGTGGCGGAACGGTATTTGGTCTCTCTGCAGCTGTAACTCTTCCTTCAACGCTGAGTGGCTTAGGACGTGGAATTACGTTCGCATATACAGGGACTGGAAGTAATTACTATGCGTTCTAAAGTTTACCAACTGATTGTTCCTGTTCCAGCAGTAAATTTGTATACAATTTGTGTTGCTCCAACATTTACTGTATACGTAAGTCCGCTGCCAATCTTTGTAAGAGTATTGCAGGTGGACGGATAGGCAAGTATAACCACGCCCGATCCACCAGCTGCACCAGGCTGATTGGTGTTATAAGAGGTATTATACGCTCCACCGCCGCCACCGCCGCCTGTATTTGCTGTTCCAGCTGTTGGAGCATTACCCGTCCAACCACCATTACCCCCACCACCCAATCCACCTGATAGACTAAAACTACCTGCTCCAGGGCCACCGTAGCCGCCGCCGCCGCCACCAGCGTATGTAATAGACGTTCCAGTAATTAATGAAACATTGCCTGTGCCACCCAACCCTATATTTCCAGCCGTGCCAGCGCCGCCGCCACCGCCGCTATTTAAGTTGTAAAAATTATTTCTAGTTCCTCCAGCGAATCCTTGCCCACTTGTTCCAGACCCTCCTGTTCCAGACCCTCCTGTTGCACCTGCCGCCTTACCTGCCCCACCACCTCCAGATCCTCCTGTTAGGCCGTTGTTACCATCTCCAGCTCCTCCTCCACCGCCACCAGTCGCAGTTATAGTGCTAAAGACCGATAAACCTCCATTGGTACCAGCTGAACCGCTCGTTGATGAACTTGCCCCACCCCCAGCACCTCCTGCGCCTACGGTAATCGTGTAAGGTGTAGCTGCTGTGACGGCGAAAGATATTCCTGACAGAAATCCTCCAGCTCCGCCACCACCGCCATATCGTGATCCTCCTCCACCACCTCCCGCAACAACGAGGTAGTCGACAGATGTTGGAGGAGGGAGTGGAGGCAGCAGGGGTGGAACAGTTGCAGCAGGCGATGCCTGAGTGCTATAGGGATTTGTAGATGATAAACTTGTCTGCATTCCCCATTTCCATGCAAGGTATCCTTCAACCGCTTGGCGTTGGTTGTCGCTTAATAAACCGTCATAAATCATCAATTCTCCTAGTGTGTATGCCGCCGTCGTCGATCCGCCAATTGTTAATGTATTCACAGTTCCAGTGCTGAATATGTTTGAGTTATTTGTAGTTAGAGTCTGGGATATACCCTTAATGTATATTCCTGATGTAATTGATACGATACTTGATGCATTGAAAAAGTTGGTAGGACTACTAACTACAAGACGATTTGAACCAGAATAATTCAATTCTAAATCACCACTAGTAGAAGAAGAGTAACACTGTGGCGAGATTGAATCGGCCCCTCCGATTGTGAATGTATACTGGGAACCAGACGCTCCCAGAGTGGCGACTATAAATATGCTACGTTTTGTAGTAGTGAACGTAATAGAAGGCGTAGACATGATTGCCCCTGCGCTGAGCGCCATTGCAGTTAGACCGTTAATCGTAGAGGATGTAGAATTGAATGTTCCAGATGTCTTTGAACATGTTCCTGCTGCAGTGCCCTTGTTTGTCCAAGATGTTACGGCTGTTCCAGGAGTATATTTTGTTGTATCTGCTGCATCCAACCATAATTGGCATCCAGAAATTGAAAGAGGATTGAAGGCCGTTTGAATTGATAGTCCTGTCGTCGTTGTCGTCGCAGATCCTTTGATTCCATTGACAAATAAATTTGTATATTTTGTTCCAGCCGTAGCCCCAGTCCATGTCAGCGTAGATCCAGATATGCTCGGATCTGTTAGTCCTCCACCAGTTCCCGCATAACTTGTTGCATTTGTGGCTGCAGCATTTCCTTCAATTTTGGTCTGGGTTGTTTTTTGATAATTTTGAGTGAATGTAGGAACACCTACAACTGTAATAGCGGCTGAAACTGAATTAGCTGAAACGTTTCCTGTAGTCGAAGCATACACATATACAGTATACTCTCCAGCCGATGCGCTGCCCGTAAATGATGCTTTAAGATCTGTTGGAGATATTCCAGTTGATATTGTAGTTGCAGGAACAGTAGAGGTGCTATAGACAACTGAAAAGGTAATTCCCGTATAAGAAGTTCCCGCATATGTCCAGCTCACATTTACAGTTGTTCCTGTTGCTGTAACTGTGGGTGTTCCAGGCCTATAAAGGGGTGTCACACTCGTTGACGTTGATGATTTAGCAGAACCACTTGTTGCTACGACTGTAAATGAATAGATTGTCCCCCCTACTGCTCCAGTATATGTGAATATCGGTGATACAGAAGAACTGGAGAGAGTAAGTCCTGATGGGATTGTAGGAATTGTCAGGGTTGTTCCAGAGACAGGAGTTCCACACGTGACAGTAATAGTTCCCGCATTTACTGTTGCTGTTGCCGTTGGATCAGCAATTGGAGTGATTGAAGTTGCTGCCGCTGATGTAATTGATGAATTTAATCCAATTGTTGCAACTACTTTTAAAGCATACGATGTCCCAACCACTCCCGTGAATGTTGTTGATGTTCCACCTATAGCCACGGATGCAACAAGCGTAGCTCCATTGTAGACAGAAAATGATGCTAACGATGAATACGATGGCATATTGACCGTCACGGTCGTTCGATCGGTGGTTACCGTGGGAGCACCAGGTGTAGCTAATGTAGTAATACTTGATGTTGCAGTATTTGTGCTTCCTCCTGTTACTGCTGACTGGACAGTGAATGAATACAAGGTATTTCCTGCTGCGCCAGTATACGTGAATGTTGTGGACGTCGATGACGATGCGGTAAGACCAGTTGGGGTAGTAGGTATAGATAGAGTGACACCACTTGCTGGAGTAGCGCACGTTACTACAATATTGCTCCCTGTCTGAACAATCGAGTTAATGACTGGAGGGTCTATATATGTTACGCTTGATGAATTTGCGGATGTAACTGTGCTTCCTACAGAATCTGTTCCAACTACTTTAAATGTATAGGTTCCGATTGTTACGGTAAAAAGGGACGTATATGCGCTTGTTCCCGCGACATAACTGACTGCACTTCCGTAAGTCGTTGTGAGTGCCGAATTCCATACTTGAAATGTCGCTAATGCGCGTCCAGACGTAGCATACGACCACTTAACTGTGAGACCATTTCCAGTAATACTCACTTCGGTAATTGTTGGGGTAGTTGCAAGATCAGTCACACTTACAGTGGCAGAGGGTATAGATGTCGCAGCCCCGATCTTTGCGACGACGTAGACAGTATCCGTGTTATTAGTTTGTGCTGTCTGGTTGAAGACAACGCTACGTGTTGCTGAAACTACATTAGAGATAACTACATCGTTGTAGTATATCGAAAACCCATCCACAGCTGGAGCAGTAGCACTATAGGTCCAATTTACGGTAATTGTCGCAGTTCCCTGTGCGGTTGCCGACGTAATCACGGGAGTTCCCATTGTAGTAAAAGACTGTGTTGCCGAGGACGTGGCGTTTGTCCCTGTAGCCGTAACTGTGAATGAATAGGCGGTATTTCCTCCAACATTCGCAAATGTGAATATTCCTGCTGATCCCGTTGGTGCCGATAATCCTGTAGGTGTGTTGATGGAGAGGGAAGATCCAGAAGGAGCAGTGCCACATCCAACCGTGAGATTGGTTCCAACCTGCGAAAAATATGAAAAAGTAGGAGCTGCCAGGGGAATTACGGTGATTGCCGCCTTTGTATTTGATGCGGTTGCTCCTGTCACGGGTTGAACTGCTAGAGAATATGTTGTGCCAGCAACACCAGTAAAACTATAGCTTGTTCCTGTCGTATTAATCAGCAGTGATCCACCATTCAATAGATTGTATGCTGTTGCTCCTGTCACTGCACTCCAAGCCATCGTAACTGTAAGTCCCGTAGCTGTAGCCGTGAAGGATGCAGGGACATTAATAGGTGTTACGGCAGTAGATGGAGCGGACACGGACGTAATCGTATAAGGAACTGTAACATTTTCAGTAGTGACTACACTTCCACCATTTGGTTGGTAGTAGCGCGATCCTGTATAACTTCCTACCGAAGATGCAGTAATCACAAAGGTATACGCAGTTCCAATCGTCGCTCCTGTAAAGGTAACGCCTGCTGTTCCAGTTCCAGCCGCTACAATTGACCTAAATGTTCCAGGCGTCCCTGAGACGGTATAACTACATCCAGCCGTTGTCGAATCGGTCCATTTAACGAGTAAATTTGTTGCATTCGCAGTCACCGCGATGTTTGTAGGGGGAACGACAAACTGTCCAAAGCTTGTCGGAACCGTATTTGTAATACCTGTATACAACGCATTATAAACTGCACTGTATGTCCCCACTAACGCAGAGGTTGCTGTATTTACAGTTGGTGATAACGCGGCCTGTGAGTATACTACATTTGCAGTATAGGGGGTTCCTCCGTTGACTCCAGGGCCGTATATAGCGGCTGGAGAGGTCATAGTATACGCAGCTACAGCCGTATTTGTTGTTCCTAACTGTGAGCATGTTGCCGATAATGAAACTCCAAAGGTTGAATACGTATACTGTGTAACGGATGAAGATGCAACACTATTTACCCCTCCTATGGAAGCAACCACGTATGGTGTGAAATATGTAGTGGAAGGAATCCCTGTAAAAACCCCCTTGTAATTGTAGGTAGGAAGACCCCCCGTTGTAATGGATGATACTAATGAAATGACTGGAGTTATACCTGTAGGGCCTCCATTGATTGTAAATGTGCAATCTGCATGCTGTTCTGTCCACGTAACAGTCATCACCGATGAAGCAGTCATTGTTGATCCAATATTAATGGGTGCTGGGAGGGGGACAAGAAGGGGTGCCGAAGTTGCGGGTATACTGATATTTCCGCTAACATCGGTTGCAATCACTGTAAATGTATAGGTCTGTGGAGGTGGTTCTACAAACTCAACAGATGTTAACGTCCCTGGAGCAGCTGGAGGAGGAGGAGATGTGATCACTGGAGACGATGAAACAGTGTATGTGCATCCTGCAACGGCTGTCCAAGCAACATTCACATTTGCTCCAGACAGTGTTGGAGTGACCGTGGAAGGACCATTAAAGACACGTGCAGTAGTCGCAGTCACTGTGGGTCCTTGAAATGATGTTCCAATCACTGTTGGAGTAAGTGAGAATGTATATGATCCAACTGCTGCTGATGTATAGGTATACGATGTATTTGTAGTTGTTATGTTTCCAAGAGCTGAGCTTATAACGAATGAACAATTTGGTGTAGATTCTGACCAATTTAATGCAATCACAGTTCCAGTTGCAAGCGCCGTAAACGACGTAGGAGCTGCAACAATCGTGGCTGTTGCGGTTACGGCAGGGCTGGGAGATCCAACTACTGTAAATCCTGTTAGGAAATTCAACGTATACAGGAATGATTGCACACTGAACGTATACACTCCTGGAGTTGTAAGCCCTGTAATTGTTGCCGATGTTACAGATGTTGTAGATGTTCCACTCTGAGGACCGCTCAACACAATATTAAAAAATATAGTTCCTGTTGTTGACTCTTGCCACGTAAGATTGGCAGTGGTTCCCGTAGTGGTCACAACGAGATTTGTAGGGGCATTGATGACCACTGTTGCATTAGCAGTCAATGAAGACGTTAGTATACCTCCTGATACTCCAACAATCGCAAACGAGTATGCTCCAGCTGCCAAACTCGTATACGAATATGTAGTTCCTGTAATTCCTGTAACATTTCCTGCAGCCACAGATGTAATGTTGTATAGTGTTCCAGGTGTAGGACTTGCTGTCCAGTTTAGGGCAATTGTAGCTCCTTGTGTCGTAGCTGTAAAATTTGTGGGAGGCTGAGTATCTATTTGGAGTTGAACATTACACGTTGTGCTAACTAACCCAGCATAAACAGATTGAACATTAAACGTTTTTGAACCTACTGAGAGACCTGTAAAGATTGCAGGGGGAGAAGCAAGTGTTTGTGTTATTGTCCCCGTCCCTGATGTATTATATGTATATCCAGTTCCCAATGAGGTCCACGCAAGACTGACAGTTGTTGCTCCAACTAGAGTGGCCACTACACCTATTGGCTGTGCTGGCTGAACGGTTGCAGAATAAGGAAGGCTGAATGCTGAAAGATTTGATAATACTGCCTGTATTGTAAACGTATAATTTCCTGGAACTGGCACAGTATATCCATACGGAGTGGTGATATTTGCGGCAACAATCGAGCCACCATACCTCAAATTAAACGTGCATCCTGGGGTCGTATCAGAAAACGAGAGATTAATTGTATTTCCTATTATCGATTGAACGGTGAGCAATGGAACGGCAGGGGCTACAATATTCACAGTATACGCTGCTGATGCAACTCCAATAATTCCGTTGGAGCGACAGGCTACATTAAAATTTAGTGCTGTTGTCGTTCCAGGTGCAAATGTCGTTCCAGGTGGAAAGGGAATGACACCAAGTCCTGTGGAATCAACAGGAGCATATGCTGCACTGGTTGTGCATACAAATAGGTAGTCTGTTAATCCTAGAATTGTTTGCACTCCAAAATTTGCAGGAACAGGATCTAGATAAATTGCGTTTCCTCCGATATAGTAAGACCCCATCGGTGAAATTGTTGTTGTAATTGTGGGAACTGCAAGTGTAACCGATGGAGCAACTCCAGTCCAGCTTACTGCTGAACCTTGGGCGGGTGTCAATGTGATGCTTGAGAATGTATACGTGCGGCTTCTCTCGCCACCCGTGTATACTGCATATGTATATGCCTGACCAGCAGCTGGAGCAGTTTGCAGATTTAATCCATTAGGGGTTGTAACATTCCACGTTCCGCCAAATGTTGCAAATAACTGAAGTGTTACGGTATTGTTCGTGTAATCTCCAGATGCTCCAACGTAAAAAGCGGTCGCGTTTAAAATCGATATACCAGGTGCAGTTTCATAACCAGCATACCCTGGTCTGACTGCAGCAAATGGATGCCCAGTGGGCAATGGGAATGCTGCCATTGTTTAACCGTTGTAATTGATTTTCATATGATTACACTAGCCACTTCCAGTAGAGATACCCTTCAATAAACTGTCGCTCGATCGTTGTGATTGGTCGATTGTAGGTAATGAACTCGTGAACATGGAACGATTTAGAGCTCGTATCTCCCGAGGAATTTCCAAATACCCATGGAGTAGCTGTAATTGCATTGGCTGTGTTAGTGACATTCGAAAGAGGACTTGCAAAGTTCATATTTCCCGAAAGAGTAGTTCCATTTATGGTTGCGAAGAGTTCAAATGTTTGTCCGCTGATGGTGGAATAGTTTCCTACCGTATTATTTGTGGCGTTCGTTCCTGCAAAAACGTATGGCGAAAAGACAGAGGCGGAACCATTGCTTGCATAAAATCCAAATGTCTGGCCTGCTACTCCCGCTGTCCCTGTTGTCAACTGTCCAGTTGACACGAGGAGATAGGAGAGAGTAGGGATAGATGCCACTAAGAACGCTGAGAACTGTTTCGTATCAGCGCCACTGTTATATATCGTTGTTGCGGAGGTTGCTGGAGCAAAATAAATGGAGGGGCGCGCAGGGTTCCCAAATTTTGAGTAAATGAAGGTTCCTGATAAGTTATTGGAGATAGGCGATTTATCAAACACTAAAGTTGATGATGCGAATGTTGTTGTATCTGCCGCATCTAGCCATAACGTAAGTCCAGAAATATCGGCAGGTTTTGAAATTGCATCAACTTCAGTTAGTGTTTGTAGAGAGGGAGCAGATAGGGTATACGGATGAACAGCCGCTAAATTTTTCTGTAATCCCCATTTCCATGCGAGGTATCCTTCCACCATATTGCGGAATGGTGTTTCCAAATATGAGTTGTAGATACACAACTCTCCTAATTTGAATGATGCTCCATATCCCCCATCATTCCCAATGTAAAACTGATTGTTTGTCGATGTGTTTGTGTAAAATCCCGCTGTCTGTGGGCTAGATAGCACAGGTGAACCATTTGAGGAAAGATAGAACATATTTCCGCCATACCATGCCCAAAATAGAATTGTAGGAGATCCAGGAGTCAGCGTTAACTGTGGACCGTAGAATGTTCCTCCAGTATTATAGGATTGAAGACTCACACTACTTTGGCTCGTAAACCCGAGAACGGGGTTGTTTTGTGTATTGCCTGGTGCTCCCCAACCTAGTAATCCTAACTTGCTTGCTGCCACCTGTGTTAGAGGAGGAGTAAAAACTGCAAACGCACATCCTTGGGGAGTCACAGTCAACGCCCGTGTCAGAAATGAAGGTGAAGATGAACTTAATATTCCTGTCGCGTTGCCTGCAAAGTTAAGTGCAGGAAGATCGCCAATTGATGTCATTGCAAGAGCATTAGAATTTCCTGAAATTGTGAAGGTTCCTCCGCCTGAAACTTTATCAGTCAGCGTTTTCAAATTTGTTCCAGAAAGTGTATATGAGGTAGAATCAGCCATATCAATCCACGAAACAAGACCAGTAAATACATTGTAAGGAGTTGTAGCGTTAACCACCTGTTCTCCCGATGGAGGAAATGTCTGGTAAGGATGTCCGTTTGGAAGTTGAGTTGTCATTCCCCATTTCCATGCGAGATACCCTTCGACCATTTGACGGTCAGTTGCACCCAGTGCGCGATTATACGCAATAATCTCGCACACATGAAAGTTTGAGGATGTAAATACAGATGACGAATTTGTTGATTTTCCTAAGACATACGGAGTATTTTGAACAGAGGATATAATAGCTGTTTCCCGAAAATCAAAGAAGGCATTGAAATTATGGTCTCCTCGTATAGCTATGCGTGACGCATCAAAAACAGCAGATAAAACGTTTGGGAGAGGATATGTGTTTGCATTTAAGGTCCAGGATGTGTCACCATATCCATACTGATATGGAGAATAGACTAATCCATTTGATTGAGCAAGTCCAAATGCTTGTCCAGAGATATCGCTTCCTATACTGAATCGCATAGTAGAGGTTGCGGTTGGACATTGATAGGCCATAAATATAGATTTGGAAGATATGAGACCTGAGAAGATTGTAGATACCATTTGCGCTCCCGACGTTGAAAAGTAGATCGAGGGTTGATTCGTGAGAGTGTTTGAAATAATAGGAGAGTTATTGAATGAAGAAAATGTGGGAACAAAGACTGGTGGAGTATACGAAAGCGCAACTCCCCATTTTTTGGAAAGGTAGCATTCAATCTGTTGACGTTGGGTAGTGGTTATAGCCGTATTGAAGACAAGGACTTCGCTCACGTATCCTGTATACTGTGGTGCTCCTTGAGTCTGGACAGCTCCTCCGATGCGATATGTTCCAATACTAAAGGTGTCGGTTGATGCAAAACTTCCTTGAGATAATCCGTTGAGATAGGAGAATGCATTTGTTCCATCAAGTTGATAATCGAAAATGTATGGAGTGTTTACAGGCTGTGTTGAAGAAACTACAGATGCCCTCCAAGCATAAACATTTCCGCTCACAAACTCTACCAGAAGACCTTTCGTGTAAATACTCCCATTCAGATAATCACTTCCTCCTACTGGAGCCATACTGAGAACGCGGGTATACGGTGTGTTTATTGTTGTTGTTGAAGCAGGCTGCTGCATCACCATGAAGATGGTGGCCGTTGTTCCTGTATTTGTGGTCGATCCCGTGAACCACGACCCGCCATTGAAATTCATGGTAGGTCGGCTGTTGAGACCAGTGCTATTGATGGTTGGATAAATGTCAGTAATTGTAATCACAACTAGTCCAGGATTGCCAGCCGCGTTAGCTCCACCTCCATTACCGTATGCTCCTACTCGAGTTCCAACTATACCTAACGAGGAGATACTACCGTTCTGGCCCGAACCTCCACTATTACCACTACTACCCCCAGCACCACCATTCCCCCCATTGTTTCCGTTGCCGCTGGAACCAGCAGTACCACTTGTATAAGATCCACCACCACCACCTCCTCCCCCTCCTCCCGCATATACTGTAGTAGATCCGATAGTGACATACGAATTGGTTCCGCCGCCGCCGCCGTCACCGCCGTCACCAAAGCCGCCGACGCCGCCGCCGTAGCCGCCGCCGCCCACAAAGTATCCAATTAGTGTTCCACTAGGAAAAACTCCTGGAAATGTATACGTTGCTACAGCTCCGTTTCCACCGCTGCCGCCGCTCATGCCGCCGCCAAAGCCAGCGCCGCCGTAGCCGCCACCACCTCCACCTCCTCCAATGACAGTTACTGTAATAACTGAACTTCTGTCTATAGAGAATACTGAATTGACATTCAATGGTCCTGTGTATGTGGTTGTTGTAGGTGCTGCAGTTGCCGCAGTAGCATTGCTTCCTAACCCAGACTTATCTTTCCATGTTGTGATCGTTGCACCATTTGCTGCAGGAACACCTGTTGCGTTGGGATCAGAGGCATCTAACCATAAGGTGCATCCAGGAACGTAAAAAGATGACGTATTCAAGTTATTTCCTGCTCCTGATCGATCAGCCCATGCTGTCACACCTGTTGAGGTTGTAGATGAAATAGTGGTAGTGGCCTGGGCATCCAGCCATAACGATAATCCTGGAAGACGAGTAGGATTAAACCTCTCTTGGACTAACGGTTTGGACATACCGTCTCTCTGTTATGTATCTCTCTCAAAATTTACACAGTTTACATCGCATTCATAACCTTCTGGATCGAGACGACCGAGACCCCCGAATGTGCCGAGAACTCTTTGAGAAACTTCCGTAGATCGATCTTGGTCTTTCCATCGCCCAGAATCTTGGCGAGAACTCCTGCTACCATCACTTTTGGTGTATGTTCCAGTTCCTCATCAGGAGACTTGAAGATATCATTGATAGCATCCAGAATCAAGGTGCGCTGGGCTTCACTTACTGACAGTCCATTCATCATACGTTCCGCTAGAGATAGCTGGGTTTTCAGAAGAGGATTCTCTTCCGCATGGATCCCAAACTGCTGGATGGCCTTCGAAAGAGAGCGAGTAGACACATTGACAATTGCCGCAATTTCTTCGTGTGTCCGTGATACTCCCATACGACGACACGCTACAAAGAATACGGCACCCATCAAGGCACGGCGCGTCTCTCCGCGCAGTTTAAGCGCATCTTCCTGACCTCGAAAGAGTGCACACGCTTCCTGCAGAATAGCCTTGGTGAATCCATGCCGATATGAATACTGGTTTAGAATTTCTAGAGCCGACAACCATGACCGTTCAGAATGGGAAGCGAGAGACCACGCCGATAAGCGCTGAATGTTTTTGAAAGTAGGAGAATTCACTTTCTTGTTCATCATCATTGAACCGTAGGAGGAGTCAGGAAGCAAGGAACTGATTGTCAAACCAACACGGCTAGGATCTTCGTGCCGATCATCGGCGCCATAGTATCGCCATTCTGCTCCCTCGTCAATTGTCTGCTCCATCACAGTTCCACAGCAAGTGCATACGCGCTGACCTTCCTCAATTACTAACTGTTTCTCAGGATGGTCGCACATTCTATGAATCTTGCCTACCTCATACCCCCACACAAACATGTCCGTTTTTACCGCTATCGCATCCTACTTTGCAGAAAATTCATAGCCGAGTCATCATACACAAATGGACGGTAATCAGCACCGCCCGAAGAACGAGGAGGTGCACGAATTCGTGGCGCTTGATTCTGTGGTTTGATCCATGAAATCACCAAGGATAAATTTGCTGCTACCCATACTTGGAAACCCTGTTCCAACAGAGCATCGCGAACATAATCTATAGCTTCACGATGATCGTAGAGAGGATACCCAAACACAAAAGAGGGAACATCAAACACAAAATAGGGAGCGTGGGGGTTTTGAATAGCATAGAGTTTGAGTTGAGAAGATAAATTGGAAAGAACGGGGCGCATAGCTTGCATTTTAGCAGTTTTGCGTTCATCTTCCTGCTTCCACAGATCTTTTGCGCGAAGCATTTTCCTACTCGCAGAAAAGAAGACTCAATGAATAGCGATACCTTGGCTCTCAATGGGGGCGGAATGAGGGGAGCTCTGCAAATTGGCGCGCTCCAAGAACTTGCCGCCGAATCCCCTGAATCTCTTACTGATCGTTTTTCTGGGGGAATTTACGGCTATTCTATCGGTGCTCTTATTGGATCTCTAATTGCCTTCGAGTTTGAAATCGGTGAATTTGGACCTCTGATCGAACTTCTGGGAAATATGCAGGATACATTGAACCCCCTGCGTCTTCAAACTCTTTTGGCATTCAGCGAGAAGCAGGGAGTTGATGATGGGACAAAAATCAGGGAAGCGCTAGAAGAAGCGTTTAAGACTCGAGGAATGGATCTTAAAACCTTGCGTATCGGAGATGCGGCCGTTCCCCTCCACATTGTGGCGTCTGATCTCACCGATCTCAAAACTGTTATTTTTGGTCAGTCAGTTCTGGTATGGGATGCTCTGCGGGCCTCATTTTCCCTGCCCTACATTTTCACACCGCACGTAATTGGCGGACACGTGTTTGTTGACGGTGGAATTCTATGCCAAAACATTATGAACGTTGTCCCCGCCGCCAAACGTCTTCAGACCCTGTGTTTATTGAATGCACAATCGAAGGATAGTGTTGTCAAACGATACCTTAGCAGTGTCGCCTTTGCCAAAACCATCAAGGAAACGTATGATACACAAGACAGGTATCCTCAAAATACCTGTCTTCTGATCGAAGATGAATCCAAGATGTTTACAGTTTGGAAATCAGAGGAGATTGTAGAGCACTTACTTGCTGTTGGTCGACGATGTTATGCGGACTTCAGGGCCAAGTGCCGAAACAAGGAACTGGCGTAGAACATCGGTCTTGGGCGGACCAAGATATTCGTAAGTAATCGATGTGGTCTGGAGTTTGTAAGTGGGGTATGAATCCACCTTATACTGCCCACACGTCTTCTTATCAGATTCGCAATTAATGTATTGGACATCGACCACCTTACCACCATACGTGTAATCAGCAATAAGGGTTTCAAGGCTCTTGACTTCAGGCTGGGCTTCTTGAGAGTAAGGGCACCATTTCGTGAAAAAGAAGAGGAGATGAGCCTTGCCAGGATCTACGGCAACCGTTGTAGGGCTTTCCTGAAGAACCATACGTGAAGCAGGAGGAAAACCACGAACCAGCCAGTAAACACCCACAAACAGGACTAGAACGGCTAGCGTGAACCCACCAGCAATGAGTCCAGTTTTTAGGAACTCGTTATCACTCAAGCCAGCGCTCATTTGGGATAGAGAACAGACGTTATTTTTCGTTCAAGAGCATACCATTCACGGTAGGCTTGGTGGACAGGAGTACCTGAAGCTAGTTTCCACATAATCATATGTGTCTGGCGCTCGGGTTCACCTGCTTTGGGAGAAACGGTATACCACTCACCGTTCAAGCGGAACATTCTTCTTATATATTAGATCGCGTTGGCTGTAAAGGTTGTTTACAGACAGTTCTTGCGAAGTCTGTTTACAGACGCGCAGGAAATCCGACAAGATTCGCGCCAATGCCGAATCCAGCACCCGTGCGCGCGGACGAGCCGACAGACGGGGCGTAGATATCGAGGATGGCGAAGACGGCCAGCGCCGTGAGGGCAATGGTGCCGATCTCATCGACACGGAGCTTCTTGCCAGGGAGCAGGTAGCACGCCACGGCAACGGCGAGGCCCTCCAGGGCATACTTGACGAGGCGCTTGACCAGGTCGGCAACATCGATTCCCATGGACGGGGCGGGGGCTTGTGTGGCGGCCATCTTGGTTTATACTTGATAAAGGAGAAATTTTCAATTAGTCGTCAGTGTAAGCAAAGAGGAAGAGGGCAATCATACTCATACCAATGGCAACCCAACGCAGTCCCTTAATTGATTCCTTGAATACCATGACACCCGAGAATGTAACTAAGATATCTGATGTCAGATTCCAAATGAGGTTGGATACTGTCATGTTCTCGAATCGTGTAGCTTTGATGAAGAGGTAGGGCTGAACAGAATACACTAGGGTGGCGATAGTCAGACCAACGCTGTAAGAGACAGATCCCAAAGTCACAAACTTTGCAGTGAACATCATGACTACATCAATCGCAGCCATCACGAGGCCAAACACAATCGGAAGAATGGAAAAACTTCCATACTTCCAGTTTGTTTTGGAAATAAAGACATCAAGTGCGTCTTTGTTCTTGTCCTTGTTCATTATTATTCAGACGGAATACATTACTTGCCGACAAGGCCGTATACCATCTTGTGAGTGTAGCACCATACAAGCGAGAAGACGACGGCATGGGTGAGGGCGACCGTGGTGCGCGAGCCGCCAGGGGGCAGCGACACTAGCACGCCAGGCGTCAGGAGGTAGAAGAGAACCGCAACATAGACCATCATTCCCCACATTTGTTTGTTTGTTTGTTATACTGCGGGAAAAAAGAGTTTTAAGAAGGGTTGAGAATTAGTATAAATGAGCTCTGGGCCCAAGAAGGTTGAACTACCCAAGATTGATGATGACGGTGTCGTAGACTACCTCGATGAGGATCCCGAGCTGCCCAACCAGCGTTACTGCATTGTGTCCTTCATCTCGCCTGAGAAGGTCATTGAGCGGAAGCAGGACTTCTTTTTCAAGCATTTTATGCAGTGGACGGACTATGATTTCAAGGTGAAGGGTCTTGAGCACCTTGCTGACTACATTGCCAAGAAGTATTCGCTAAAGATCGATGATATTATGAAGGATATCCACGATTTTGAGAAGACGCACCGCGAAGAGATCAAGAAGTCTGATATCCCTGAGCAGTATCAGGTATTCCTCCTCAAGCACGAGAAGGAGGTACAGGAGGCATTCGACAAGGCTAATAACTTCCAGTGCAATATTCGTGGCGTCAAGGTTCGTCGTGCATTCCCCTCGTATGAGGAGGCGCAGTTGTGGTGCAAGGTTCTGCAGCGCAAGTATCCCAAGGACAATCTGATGATTGGTCGTATGGGTTGCTGGCTACCGTGGGAACCGTCCGAGCATCTTATGGAGAACGTGGAATATGCGAATTCGCAATTGAATGAAATTATGCGGAAGTATAAGGAGAACGAGGCGAATCGCGAACTGTTCTTTGCGGAGGAGCGCGAGATGTCGATTAAGGCACAGAAGGAGGAGAATGCTAAGCGCCGTGCGGAGCAGAATCAGTTGCAGGATCTCGCGAAGCCTGTTCATCCTGCGGAGGGTGCTATGCGGGACTGAGGGATTAAGTGCCACCCTTCTTGACCCATACGGATGGTCCCTTGCGATTATTCAAGGAATCTGGATTATACTCATTTGCGGCTAACATTGTGGACATGAAGGGTTTGTTATCGATCCAGAGGGAATCGGCACACATATGAAACTGTGGGTGATCACTAGCTTTATACCAGAACACTTGGTCTTCCAGTTTGTTGGAGGAGGAGGAGTTACAGATCACGAGGCATTCATAGTTTTCAGTGCACTGGTCCATGAACTGACAGAACATTTCAAAGGTGGGAAACATACCTGCATAATTTTCGTAGATACGTCGACGGTTCCCCAGAATATTCTCACGAAGAATAAACACAAAATCAACGTTAGTGCGGAGATTGGGAGTAATACCGAGCGGATACTGCATCGTGATCATAGTTGCCAGATCTACATGACGACCGTTCATAAACACGTAACGCGTAGATTCCTCTTTGATCCATGTGGCATCATATAAACAATCATCAAGAATTAGAAAAGCGCGGGGGTCAATTGTAGACCCATTCGTTTGATTACGTTGTTGTTTCAGTGCTAATTGACGACGAATCACGTTCATGATAATTTCAGGTTTGTACTTGTCATGAATGAGTTTGGATGGAACCATATCTTGGAAGAAGCGGTTGGCCACCTCTGTTCCCGAAATCACGGTTCCAATAGGAAATGCGTCCTGATTATGAAAGAGAATATCACGCACCAAGAACGATTTTCCCGTATCTTTCTTTCCGATAATAACAATCATAGGTGATTTTCTGGAATCCATAGCACATCGTTCTTTAATGACTTCCATATTAAACTTTTTAATATTAAAGTTCATCTGTATCCAGTATTAGTATTTTCACACGAATAAATAATGGCAAAAACTACACACGCATACACAGTTCACGCCATCCAGTTATCGGCAGGAGATGCCGCACGAGTCACTGGAAACATTGCGATCTTTTCAGTCGTGTATACGCTTGCGGGAGCCCTGTTGTCGTATGTTCTCTACTACCTCTTTGATGTTTACGATGATAAAAACAAGGAATGGGAAGAGAAGGGACTAACCTACCAACTATTTGATGTATCTGTGGAAGTTGCTGTAATTGGGATTGTAGCATTCTGGTTAGTGTATTTCATGAACATTTCTACTCCTATTATTCCTGTTCGCAAAGGTCTGGAAGATTTTGTGGATTCGTATACTGCAGGTCTATTCTTCATGTTCGCTATCTTCATTTTCTTGGGAGATCTCACCAATAAACTCAAATATATCTTTGATACATTCTTGGGAATTCACTTTGATTTCCTGTTCCCCGCCGAGGGGTCTATTTTGGACGGAACGCTGCGGTATAGCAAGGAGCAAAAAGAGAGTAAGTAAACATAATCGGTTGAAATGCCTAAACCTATGTCGGATCTACGGACAGCCAATAGTCCATTGGATGTCCATAAGTATTCGAATATTCAGGGGCTACAGGAACAAGCACAAAAACATTGGGGCCTTCGTCGTGTCCAGCCTTTCTTTCCTTCGATTGAAAAGTTGTTTAAGCTGGATGTTCGTCTACCGCATCATTATGGAATTAAGACATCCGTTCCTATTCAGACAATCACTGGTGAATCTTCGGTGTATGCAGGCGGTTCAGAAATACCCGTTCATCTGAAAAAGACCATGCTGTATTCTGCCTACCGTGTCATGCACGGAGAGTATGCTGGGACAGGTCTTCCAAACGTCGGAGATGTTGCTACAGAACCCTTGCGCATCCAATCTCCGTATAACGCAGGATACGTGGGATCACTTGCCTCCCTTGTGCTGTCAGAGTCAGTGTGTGCGCACTTTCCTCGCGTTTATGGTGTTTTTTCAGGAGTTGCTGAGCGTCATGTTCTGGATATTTCTGACGATTACGAAGATCTGTGTGATCGCCCATGGTTCTCACAAAATATTGGCCACTTCTTTGAACTCCGTTTAAGGAAACCCGAAGTTCCAGTTCTCCAGTTTGCAGACTGTCCTTCCGAAGATATTGATCTGGGAGCCACTGAACTTGAACCGTTAATGAATCCTGCTACACCGTATATTATCCCTGCAAACTATGATGCCGATGACGAAGGACAGGGACATGAACATGAGGATTTAGGGGATACTGAAAGCACAGACGATTGTTCAACAGACTACATTTTCAATGTTCGGTCATGTTCCAACAGTGAGAGTGAGAGTGATAGTGATAGTGAGAACGAAAGTGATACTGATGATAGCAAGTATCATAATAATAATAATAATAACAATGAAGACGGAGCCGACGGATTTTCTGAGCCAGAAGAGGAAGAGGAGTTTGCTCATGCCATCTTTAAGGATGCTCCAATCCAAGTCACAGTTATGGAGAAGTGTGAGGGAACAATGTATAAACTATTCAAGGAAAACCCTGAACTGCACAAACGGTGTGCGTGGTTAGCCCAAGTGATTTTTGCTCTAACGTTTGCTCAGCGCACATTTGGGTTCGTTCACAATGATCTTCATATTATGAATGTCATGTATGTTCCTACTGACAAGGAGTATTTCTACTATGGAGTAGGCTTGGGAGGAAAGATATATCGCGTTCCAACATACGGAAAACTTATTAAGATTATTGATTTTGATCGTGCGACATTTTCTGTGAAGTTGCCAAAAATGAAGGAGCCGAAATTCTTTATGTCTGACCAGTTTCATCAGGAGGAGGAGGCTGGGGGGCAGTATAATATTTCTCCATTCTACAACCCCAAGTATCCTGAAGTGAAGCCGAATCCATCCTTTGATTTAGTTCGATTGGCGACCTCGATGTTCTTTGACTGTTTTCCACACGGTCCTTCGGAAGAATATAAGGGAAATCCGCTCTACACTATGCTGATGTCATGGCTGACCCTTCCAGATGGACGCTCGATCCTGTTCAAGAATGCGGCAGAGGGTGATGTTTCGGAACGGTATCGTGGATTTCAACTGTATAAAGCCATTGCTCGGTATTGTCGGGATACAGCGGTTCCTCGGAAACAGATAGAGAAGTTTGGTACTCCCTATCTCTTTGAGGGTAAACCGCCCTCAGGCGAATCAATCCTATTTATTGAACCTTAAATCTTACATTTTATATTCAATCCTTCTTGGCATGCTTCTTCTCATCAGTGTGGTGCGCCTTCTTCTTCTCCAGTGTGCTATCCACTCCCTCGCGACCAAGGTAAGACTCAGCAATGTGGCGAGTAAAGTGGAGGACAAGGGCAAAGATTGCAGCGTGGACAGCGAGTGTTGTTGTCTTGGATCCACCAGGGGGTAGGCGGACAAGGACGCCAGGGACGAGGGCGTAGAATAGTGCGGCAGTGAACGCGAGCATTAGCCAATTCATAACTGTTTATGTCTAACGCATACAATGTTTTCTGGCGTCTAAGTAATCAGTGATATGTCCAGCACTATTTTAGGCGGAAATACGAGTCAATTGAATACTTACAACGCTATGCTGAATCAATATTATCCAATTATTGCGCAGCCACCGAGACTTGGTAGTGTCATAGTTGTAGACGGTGTGAACGGCAATGATTCAACAGGAGCAGTGGGTGGACTACCTTACAAAACCGTGAACGCCGCTGTAAACGCTGCAACACCAAACACTAACCAGGTGATCTGGGTTCTTCCTGGAATCTATAATCTTACATCACCCATTGTGATGCCCGATGGCGTATCCATGCGAGGACTTAACGTTCAGTCGTCTATCATCCAAATGACGAATGTGATTGCTGACACGACTCTTTTGACAATGGGATCTAATTCCCGCATCGAAGATCTTACTCTGACTCTTACATCGACGGGGCACTATACCCTCATAGGAATCGCGTTCACAGGAACAACGACTCAAACCACAAAACTTCGCACGTGCGTGGTGACCGTCAATAATTCCACAGCACCCTATACGGGAACGTCGGAGGTCACCGCCATCAAAGCATCGGGAACAGGGGCTTTATCACCAGGATCGTTCGCATTCAATTCTCTGAAGGGATCAACCCTCAACGTGTATTCCAACGGAGGCGGCAATAAACGTGGAATTCTAGTTTCGTCATCAAATACACTGACCACACGTGATTTGAACGTGTATGTTGCTGCCCCTGTCGATTCTCGTTCGGCAGGATCGTATGTCGGAATTGAGACCAACGATTCTACAGCAAATCAGTATGGAAGCATTCAGTTGCGTGCCACCACTGTGGGAACCTTCACCTCGTCCATCAGCGGAACGAACTCGGACATTTTACAGACCACTCCTTCATCGATTGTGACCCCCACGTATCTTGCGACGGCGGGTATCCAGATAGGTCCAGGAACGGACTTGGTGACAAAATCTGCGGGTGGAAAGGGGTTCTCCATATACGTGTATCCGACCACGATTTATTATGGGTTGAAAGGAACTGTTACTAGTGCTCCTGCTGGATGGTTATGGCCAGGGACACAGGCAGTAAGTGCAGGAACGTTTCCAGATGCTGGACTTCCAGCAGCATACTATCGTATCCAACAGCCATGTATTCTTTCGGGAATGGCGGTTGGTCTAAACGTATCGTGCGGGGGTACAAACTCAATTACGGTTCTTGTCCAAAAAACTCCAGCTGCAACGGGGGTGAAAGTGGATACATCGTATACACTGACGTTGAGCGGCTCCGCTATCAGCGGATCGTTCTATAACGCATCTGTGAACTTTGCAGCGGGGGACTATCTTCATGCATACCTTTCGTATACATCAGGTAGTCCCACCAACAATGCCCACGATGTAACAGTTCAGCTAGATTTGTTCTAATTAAAAACTGGGTTTCCCAACGAACATATCCTGAACGGCCACTGAGGCTGTTGTGACCGTGGACGTAACTACGGACTCAACATCCCCGCCGACCGCATACAGCAGGCCACCTGCACCTGCACCTGAAAGCAGTCCGACTTTGGCAGCATCGGCCCACTCTACAGGCTTCTTCTTGGTGTAACGCTCCACAATGTATACTAGAACCGCGGCGACCGCAACGACAACAATCATAATGAATAGATTGGTGTCGAGCATTCTCTACCTATTTGATACTTTCAAGTGGGTTTGTTTATACTTTTAGAACGAGCCCTTCACCTTCTTCGGGAGTGAGATTTACCTCACCATCATCCTCCTTGTTCTTGTTGTTGTTCTTCTTCTTTTCGTCATCGTCATCTATTACACCAAGATCAAGTTCAAGTGTCTCATCTGAAAGTTTGAGCATAGGATGCTCATCATCAGTCTCATCATCTATATCGTCATCATCATCATTATCCTCCTCCTCCTCAAACGCAACAGCCTTCTTTTCGGGCTCGGGGGCAGAGGCAGAGGCAGATGCAGGGACAGGGGCGGGGGCAGGAGGAGAAACAACTGTTTCAGTAGGCTGGATCACGTCCGCAGAAGGGACAGGGGCATCTTGGACAGAGAAATAAGTGTTGACAATCGACTGCCACGGAAGGAATGAGTCAAGAACAGTATCAAAGGCCGAATCAAGAATCTCTTCAATCTGCTTACGATTACGCGCCTGCTGCTCTGTCGGCACTCCAATTGTGCGGAACAGGTAAGCATGCTCCCAGCACCTCCGCGCCACCTCCTTGTAATACTCGTGCAGGAAACGGGGTAGGGGAGGGCGCTCGAATTCGACTTCTACACTGTCTTGGGTAGACCGATACTGGATGGCCGCAAAAGCACGGAGATAGGTGAGAAGAACACCCGTCAGCAACTCCTCGAGATATGAGCACTTTGATGCAGCTACAATGCGCTTGACCTCAGTCTGGAGAACGTCGTCTGTCCATACAGGGATACGGGTGAGGAGATTCTGAAACGTCTTGAGAATCTGATCCATCTGATCATTCTTCTCACAGATAGTTTTGGCGTTCTCGTAAACTGACCAGATTCCCTCAGAAACATGGGGAAGAACCATCAGTGAAAAACGATTACGGATATGGCGCTTGGCGAACTGTGCCTCATCCTTGAGCGACATCCTGATTTGTATTGTTGTTCTAGATGTTTACGTATACAATGAACGCCAGTGCTCGGGCAGTGTGGTATTGAAGTCAGTGAGTAGTGTCTCTACCTGCTTCTTTTCCAATTTCATAGGAAACTTCACTGGAATGTAGAACTTGTATGCTTTGGCGGCTGCCTCATCAGAAATGCGAATGAGATTCACGCGAGAAACAACAGCTTCTACCACACGAATGAGATTGCGCATACCTTCTTCTCCATTTGAATACTCCTTAATGATGTATTCGGCCGCCTCTTCATCCGCCGACAAATCTTCGCGAGAGATTCCAGCATGTTTGAGAATGTCGGGCCAGATATAGTTCGCAACAATTACTTTCTTCTCCTTATCGTTATATCCTGGGACATTGATCACGCGCATACGATCTTTGAGAACAGGATGCACCCGCGACTCGTCGTTGAATGAGAACACGAACAGACACTGCGACAGATCAAAGTCAATGCCTGCAAAGTATCGGTCATGATACTGTGAGTTCTGGGAACGATCAGTGAGGTGGATGAGCATAGAAGTAATCTCTTCGCCATGCGGAGTTCCTGAGACCTTGTCCAGTTCATCAAAGTAGAGAACAGGATTCATACATCCAGACTGAATAATGGAATCTATGATACGGCCCCACATAGATCCTTCGTATGTGTAGGAATGACCAACATAGTGTGAGACATCTGATGCACCACCAAGTGAGAAGAACATGAACGGACGCTGGAGAACACCAGCAATACCATTACGGGCGAACGATGTATTGTGGGTTACAGTGAAATCTCCAAGGAGATAACGATGATTTCCATCTAATGTGAATCCGTAATAATCTCCTTCGCCTACGGGGGTTACAGTGATATTTGATAAGAGAGCATCTTTTACCTGTTGACGAATATCTGCCTTCTTCCTATCAATCTTAGTAGGAATTATATGAGTATTACCAGATATAAATATCCGATAATACGTCCCCTCCCTCCTTTCTCCCTTGTACATGCAGGATTTTACACAGGGACGCATTGTTGTTGCGAGTCCAAGAGACCGTGCTAGAAACACGATATCATCGGTTAACTGCCTAGACTTTTGTGTTACTTCAAAGCAGTTATGTATTAAGTATCCGTCACTATCCAGTATACCCGCTAAAACCTGTAGACGAACATTCCGATCATTCACTTTATAGACATTAGGAATATGTTTGTTATTGATGAGATTATGTGATTGGAGAAACTTGAAGAATATATTTTCGTTCTTCTTATATCCACGTATCGCGTAGTCATACTGACTGCGGTAGACAAGCATTGAATCATATCGGTGAAGTGCTGTATTCAGATAACCTAGAACGACTGCATCCTGGCTTGTAATAGCTGGCTTGCTACTCGTTCCGTCTCCGAGCCACAGCCCAACTATGTAGGGGTCAAACTCTACGTTCTTTGATTGAAAGTCTACACCTACAGAATATCCCTTAAGTTGTTTCTTATGGTAGTTTGGAAGGTTGAGATAATCTTTTACGCTCACTTCCAGAATATTGTTGTCTACAGATTCCGTATCTATATAAACTTTTGCTTGTTCGTACGAAGTAAACGTCTTAACTTTCTTAGTCAGTGTTTTAATATCTAATATTGAAGCTTTAAAATGTAATCCAGATTTGGTGGCCCGTGTAGATATAGTGTTTCCACCTGAGTAACGTAGACAGAGAATATGCTCAGAATTCACAGTGTATGGATTTCCTTTAGTTGGTGTAATATCATACATCATATCGCGTCCCCTACCCAAATTTAGAACACTCCTTGGTAGAGAATCATCTCCCATAATACAATCACCGATCTGTATATCCTGAACTGCTTTCGTTGTTCCATCATGCATCATAATTGGTGTATCCTTTGCATGACACTTACCTACACCCGCCGACCCACGCATCGCAATGACATTACCAACAGATTCAGGATTTGAAATCCACTGGGCAAGAACCTGCATAATCTGCGTCTTGGCCGAGGTCATTCCATACGTTGCCTTCTCCATCTTCGCATGCGCCTCATTCAGGAACGTCGAGCACTTGTCCACACCGTCCTTCATCGTTACAGGCAAGGAGATATGCTTTCCAAAGGGCACTCGCAGAATACCGTCCACCCAATTCCGTAGTTTCTGAGCCTCACCACTATCAGAACCCATACGTGTTATCGCATCAATCTTACGAATAATCTCACTCTGAATCTTGGGAGTAGTGTCCATCTCTAGAACCCTGAACTTATAGGGAACATCCGACTCATTAATCATCTTCGAGATTGTCATCATCTTCTTACTAACATCCTTGCGCATCTTCTTGGTGAGATCCTCGAAGTATTCCCGCTCTTTACGCGAAAGTTTAAGAGGAATATCCTCCTCTTCCTTGTTTTTCTTGCGCTTCTTATCACCATCTTCATCCTCGTCTCCCTGAATGATGAGAATAGGCTGACGGCCTGCGCCCCCTGACATCAGACGACGACCAAGAATGTGCTGGATAAATGATGATGGAATCTCCTCACTATCCTCATCAAATCCATCATTATTATCCTCGTCATCATCATCCTCTTCGTCATCATCCTCATCCTCATCCTCATCCTCATCCTCATCATCATCCTCATCGATACGAGCATGAAGGTGAATCTTGACTGATACGGGCATATTTGTAGGAAGTGTGATTCCATGAATCTCGCGGGTTGCTTCTTTGGTCACTGTAGCGGGCTTGGTAGCATCTGCCATCTTCACGTCATCGCCATCTGACTCATCTGTCTGATCTTCCCCTTTATAGGTCGAATCATCTTCTGACTTGTAATCGTCAAAGAGGGTATCATCATCAACCCATCGAACATTATCGTTCTCCTTCTTCTTAGATTTTTGATGATTGCTGCGCAGATTATACTTCTTGTTTTTTGGAGAATTCTTATTATTGTCGGATGGGGACGGTGGTGGTGGTGGCGCGGCCTCTCCGCTCTTCGTTCGACGACGCTGTGTAACACGCTTAGTATCCGACATCTTACTTCTTGGTAGTAAAAAAGAACGTTCGCTTATAATCCATTTTGTCGGGCATAATATAATGGACACGGACCTAATTGAAAAGGCCGAAAATCGTATAGCCTATGATGCGGCCAATGATCCTGGAATCAAAAAGATTCTTCAGACAGTTCGTGAGTTTATTGAGAAGCGTCGTGTTCTCTGCTACGGCGGAACTGCGATCAACAACCTAATTCCCAACAAGGCAGACAAGTTCTATGATCCAAACTACGATATTCCTGACTATGATTTTTACAGCGAGCAGCCCCAGCTTCATGCGATGGAACTAGCGGACATCTTTCATTCGCAGGGTTTCAAAAGCATTGAAGTGAAGCCTGGCGCACATCTTCTGACATTCAAAGTGTTTGTGGACTTTACGGGTGTAGCAGATATCACCTATCTTGATCCTGCAATTTTCAAGCGCCTGTGGAAAGAAGATATTGTGAAGGAAGGAATCCATTACGTATCTCCCAATTTCCTGCGGATGTCGATGTATCTTGAACTGTCACGACCTCGAGGCGATGTATCTCGCTGGTCAAAAGTGTATGATCGCCTCATGCTCCTGAACAAATATTACCCTGTAGGCTGTCCTCCCCATAAAGAGAAAGAGCCTACGCTCATCACTGATGCCGAACGCCAGTCGATTGAGCACGTTCTACAGACAAAGTCCTTTATTCTACTAGGTCTTCATGCCGCAAATCTACACTCGAACAAACGAACAAATGTATGGGAAGTTCCTATCGATATCCTAGCCACCCCAGAGTCCTATAATGCAGCCATTAAAATGTTTACCGACATCTTTGTAGGTCGTCATGCCAAGGCTCACGCGCACCCTGCCTACGCTGAACTTCTTCCTGAACATGCAGATATTGAGGGTGCAAACGGATTTGTTTACTGCCGCGTATTCAAAACAAATGCATGCCACAGTTATCACCAACTTCGTAGTGGAATGAAAGTTGCCTCTATTCCTACGCTTCTACAGTTCTTCTTTGCATTTGTCTATGCCGATGCCCACTACATTGAGGGATACGACCAGAACCGTATTATTTGTATTTGCCAACGTTTGATGGATTTGGCAGCATCCACAAAACGGCGGTATAAATTACTAACTCCCCTTGATTGTCTGGGACATCAGGAAACGCTTGTGGAAATGAAAAGTCATACGGGTGAACTTCGCGAATCTCTTCCGAAGAAATCTGAGGAGTTCATGAAGTTCTTCTTCACATACAAGCCAGGACAACTTGACAAGACCCAGAAAGTTCGTGTTCGTGAAAATCTCAAGAAGACAATGAAGAATGTTCCACTCAAAGCGGAGTTAGTAACGGATAAGACTGAGGGAAGCCTGTAGAGTGCTGAATGGAGCATACGATAAGTTCACGCAAGGGGAGCAGGCTACCGCATATCCAGCTCGAGGTGTTAGGGCATTCGACGGGCCCACCGACATAACAGTATGCGCTAGGGCCAGCAGATCGCTCTGAGGGATTGCACCGACTGGATCAATATTCTTTCCGATAGTTGAGGAACCCACCGTGTAATTCCGCTTGATTCCACGACGCTTAATCATGGCTGTTACATCCGACGCATTCCTGAGTTGTTCAATAAAGTTCGCATTTGAGTCCTTGCCAACTCCGTATGTAATCGGACACGTTGACATCTTTTCTTTATTGATTCGTAAGAATAAAGATGGGGAAGAAGTATATTTATCTAGTCATTCTTTTCATTCTAGCCGCCATGATACTTCTCTACCTCCTCCCCAGTTCTGAACGCGAAGGCATGAAAACTGTGAAGACTCCTCCCCTTTCGGCTGAAGCAAGTATGAAACAGGTGAAGGCAGGAATTGCCAAACTGGGAAGCAGGGGATACATTGAGGATATATCCAACCGAATTGGCAAAGTTGAGCAGGACTACCCAGATATTCCTGACGAGGAGTAATAATGAAAGCAGGAAAATATCTACCCATCATCTTTGTAGGACTTGCTATCGCAGTGTTGGTTGTAGTTACCAATCAACAGCGCGAAACATTTGGATTTGGGATTGGAGAGATACCAGCAGCGGACGGGTGCACTCTCCAGTTGGCTGGTCTGAATCAGCGTGTCTCTAATCTTGAAAGCCGAGCAAATGATGCTCAGGACAATGCAAATACGGGCGTAGGCAAAATTCAGATGGTTGCTAAGTCTTAATCAACTTAATTTAACCCTGATGAGTCGACACCCACCATCCAGAGCTCAGGAAGTTGGGGTAGTAGGGCAAATCGTTAGGGCTCTGTGTAGGGGCTGTATTCGCAAGGGAATGGACCTTCTCTGCCGACAACTCATAATTGTAGTATATTAGACTGCCAATCTGTCCATTCCAGCCTCCATTTGCACCAATGAAGACTGGGTGAGAGTTTTGCATCGGCAGGGCATGGAGAGACGTATGAGAATAGAGAAGTCCGTTAATATAGATGTCAAACGAACGCTGATTCACACAGATCGCTAGGTGAATCAGTTTATTCGCGGGCATATTAGAAATCACTACGCGCGCAGAGCGGCCCTTTTCATACGTATCCTGCTCCACAATTAACTCGTTGCGGCCACTGTTCAGGGTAACGGATGGAGACTTCTGCGAACCCGCTACATCGCCCTTGGTAAAAATAATCGGATTCTTGGTGGCAGGGGCATAATCATTGACCTGAATCCATCCAGCATACGAATACTCCATACCGTCTCGCTCATTCAAAGAGAGAGGAATCGCAGCATCCACTTCCGTATAATTCTGGCCATTTTGTAGGGGTCCCACAATGAGAATCTCCGTTTTTACAGGTGAGAGGCCGCGCGCACCTCCCGCTCCACTTCCGTAGAAATACTCATAGAGAACAAGAATTATGATTCCAATGACAACGAGTGTCATCAATGACACTAAGATGGTTCGAATCTCCATTATTATCTTAGAACGTGTATTTGTTTATCTCCTGTCCAGCAGTATCTACAAGGGCGAGTTTTACATTGTATCCTCCGCTCGGCATTGAAGCCACTGCAGCCGATGTTGCAGACAGCGCGGCCGCAGGTGGTCCAGCCGCAAAGAAAGCCATTGCATCCGATGGAGTCAAGGCACGGCCATACGCATACAGACCCGCGAGATTTCCAGCGTATCCGCCATTACCCATGAGTGTCAGATCACCCGATGCCGTCTTGGGAACACCTGGGAGCATGCAGGAGCGCACCAACAGACCATCTTGGTAAATATCAACATTACGACCATTTACGGAAAGGCTTATGCAGAACCAAGTCTGGAGAGGGATGTTCTTGACTTTGCAGGTAAACTTGTCATCGACTGCGCTTCCGTCTGATCCCACAGGTGCAGGGACCGTGCTTCCCGATGCACCTGATGCACCTGACATCACATTCACGAGAACAGAAAGAGTATTCTCAACGGAATCAAGAGACACGTGAGGATTGGCGGAACCAGGAGTTCCAAGAATCAGAACATCTTTTGCCTGACCGAATTTGTAGTTGTAGTCTTGGACATACATCCACCACTGCATACCATAGTTTGCACCGCTGGTTCCTGCGGCTACGGGGAGAGATGAGCCAGGAACCACGAGTCCGTTGCCCGAGTTTGCTGTAGTCGGGTTGACTCCAGTTGCTGGAGTAAGGTTCGAAGTCGAAGAGCCGCCTGAGACACCTGAGTAAATAAAGTAGATACCGTAGGCGAGTAACGCAACTGCCGATACTGTGATCGCAAACCATGTAAGACGCGTTGTAAAGGGGTCCTCGGAACGAAAAAAGTAGTAGTAACCAAGACCAAGAACGGCTACCCCCACAACAGCAGTTGTGATGACGAATCCATTGTCCATGATTGTCACGGAAACCCCTCCTGTGGGTCCAGTGGCGGGCTTTACAACCTTTGGCGTGCCGCTCATGCTATTCTTATTATTGATAGAAGAGGTAAAAACGGAAGATGAATTGTCTGTCTCGAGAGTAGAGCAACTGAAATGAATACCCCCACAATCTTCTGCAACAACTGCGGTCAACGAGGACACACGTTTCGCGAATGTCGAGAACCGATTCTTTCCTGCGGAATCTTACTCTTACGAAACTTGCGTTCACCAAATACGCCATCATCACTTCCGATTCCTCCGAACCAGTTGGAAATTCTGATGGTGCGGCGCAAGGACAGTATGTCCTACACAGATTTCGTCCGAGGAAAGTTTGATCCTCAGGATACAAATTATGTTCGAATGCTTCTTGAACACATGACTCAATCCGAGATTGTTCGTCTGCGAACCGATGGATTTGAACCTATGTGGACTCGACTATGGAACCATTCAGACCGACATGATCACGAAATGAGGGCAGCAAAGGAAAAATTTGATGCGGTAAAAAATATTATTGATGAAGTAAGTTCGGTGTATACGGAACCCGAGTGGGGATTTCCCAAAGGCCGTAGACTGAAATGCGAGAGCGACCAAGGATGTGCAGAACGTGAATTCTTTGAGGAAACAAACATTCCTCGATCGGCGTATACAGTCGTATCGGGTCTTCAATTAGAAGAAACGTTTCATGGAACAAACAGCATTCTTTACCGCCACAAGTATTTCCTTGCCGTCCTGACTGCGCCCGAAACAATTGATATTCACCAGCGCTTTACTACCATGCAAAAGCGAGAGATCTCGGCGATTGGATGGAAGACACTTGCAGACTGTGCTGGCTTGAGTCGTCCACACTATGTTCAACGACTCCAACTTCTGAACGATCTATCAACTCTTGCGGAAACCGTTGAAGTTCGTCTTCCGAAAGAGTAATAAGAAGACATACGCCATGGCTATCTTTGCAATTGATACGCCACGTGAAGTCCTGATTGTTTTTGGTCTTGGATGCGCGATCTATGCGTTCTTTTTTCTCCTAGGATTTGGGTTTTCTGCGGCTGTGACATTCTACGACTGTGAAAAAGTAGACGCATCGGCCAATGCAGTTCAGGGGGCTATTTGGGCAATTTATCCCACGCTTGCATGGTTTATTATTCGCACATTTGAAATTGTGCGTCAGTATTTTGACCGATTCTATCTGATGTTTGATCCCAATCCTGTAAATGCAGGATGGGTATCAGTAGGATACGTGATTTCGCTGGGATGTATTGCAGGTATCTATGGACTATCGTATAACTCTCACAAGGCGGTCTGTATAGCCAGCATTGATCAAGCCGCACAGTTTAAGAAGGATATGTTGGATAGGCAGGTTGAACATGAGAAGGCTATTAAGGCTGCTCAAGAATCAACACCTGCTGTTACGGTTGTATCCAAAAGTGAACGATCAGATAAGAAGCAATCGCCAGCGAAATAATCCACCACCATAGCGGAAAAACAGTAGCCCCCCGTCGTCCCGTCCCAAACTCCCTTACCTTTCCGCCATCAAACACAAGAGCAGGGCGGAAGTAGAGGAGGGCAGATACTAGGAAGAGGTAGATAGTAATCATCCATACTCGAGGATCGCTGTCCAAATTCATTGTATGAAGATCGTATTTTATTTACGTTCTCCATACAATGGCGTTCGTTCTGCCTACCCGCAAGGCATTTGCGGACTATATTGCACGAATATACTTGAAATACCGCGCTGACCCGTCGGCCGATGATGAAGGTGTGGATCTGTGTCTCCAGCAGACATCTTCTAAAACGACTCGTGAACTCTTGCCTTACCAGAAACTTGTGCGCGACTACCTTCTCTTAGAAAGTCCCTACCGCGGTCTTCTGGTCTACCACGGTCTTGGTTCGGGAAAAACATGTTCAGCCATCGGTGTTGCTGAATCACTGCTGTCTACGAAGAAAGTATTTATCCTCCTCCCTGCATCTCTTCAAAGCAACTTTCGTCAGGAAATCAGGAAATGTGGAGACCCGATCTATACCCAGAACAATTTCTGGGAAACAAGGACTCTGCGTTCAGAAGCAGACAAGCAGCCTGCGCTGGCAATGGGTATTTCCGACGAGTTCCTCAAATCTCAGGGACGGTATTTTATCACAGTTCCCAACCAACCGTCTAATTACAATACCCTGCCTCTCGATACACGCAAGGGCATTGATGCCCAGATTGAAGATCTCATTGATTCTCGCTACAACTTTATTAACTACAATGGTCTCAATGGAACCAGTGTGAAAGCTCTGATTCCTGAAGATGATCCGAAAGAGTCCAAGACATTTGAGAACAGTGTCGTAATTATTGATGAGGCTCATAACCTCATTTCACGTGCCATCAACAAGTCGGATATTGGTCGGCGGATTTACGATGCAATCTACTATGCCAAAGATTGTAAGGTTGTGGCTCTTTCAGGCACTCCCCTGATTAATCGTCCTAACGAAATCGCTTTCCTCCTCAATCTGTTGCGTGGACCGATAGAGCGCCTGATGATTCCTGTGAAAGAGTTGCCGACATGGGACGAGGCGGGAATGAAGACCTATTTCAAAGCGATCCCTGAAGTTGATACGGTAGAATTCAACAGTGTAAAGCGCCTTATTATGATTACTCGCAATCCTACCCATTTCAAATCTATTTATAACGAGGCTGGAGACCGTATTGCCGTGAAGTATGACGAATCTGTAACATCCAAGACGGCAGGAGATTGGGTAGATGGTCTCAGGAAATCGTTTGCTGATAAGTTTCCTGGTGGAGTGCTGGCTGCCCGTGAATATATACAGAAGGAAGCACTGGAATGTCTGCCTACCGACTTCTCTGAATTTGTCAACACATTTATTGACGGTCTGGATGTGAAGAATGCCCTCCTATTCCAGAAACGTATTCAGGGTCTTGTATCCTACTACAAAGGTAGTGATGAACGTATGCTACCTAAACGGACAGATGACGATAAAATGATTGAGAAAATTGAGATGTCGGATGAACAGTTCAATCGCTACCTAGAAATGCGGCACAAGGAGATTCAGATGGATTCACGTAAATCTGCTAAGGGACCCAGTGCACTCAACCAAGATTTTTCGACGTATCGCGTTATGTCCCGTCTCGTATGTAACTATGCCGTTCCCTCTGCCCTGCGCGGAACTACCGAAGAGACAAACGAAGATACTGCTGGTGCCGATGACGATAAAGCTGCAGTTCTTGAGAAACTACGACTGGAACCCGACAAGTATCTCCGCTCTGAAGGTCTTAAATCTTATTCGCCAAAAATGCTGAAGATGCTTGCCAATATCAAGGAAACGGGAAATGTGAATCAGTTGATCTATTCCAATTACCGCAAGTTGGAAGGGCTGGGAATCATCTCTGCCATCCTTGATGCGAACGGATACCAGCCTTACCGTATAGTAAAAGTAGACGGAAAGTATGTGGAAGATCCTACGCTAGATCCCAAGAAGCCCGCATACGCGTTCTATACAGGCGAAGAGAAGAAGGAGATCAAGGAGATCATGCTCCATATCTTCAATGAAGATTATAGGACCCTGCAGTCTGTTTATCCTGAACACGTGCAATCTATGAAAGAGAGTATTCTCAAACGTGGAAGCGAGAAATTACTCTGTGTTCTTATGATCACGGCATCGGGAGCGGAAGGTATTAACTTGAAAAATGTTCGTCGTATCCACATTTCCGAGCCGCACTGGAATCCTGCCCGCACAGACCAAGTGATGGGTCGTGGTATTCGGCTGTGTTCCCATGCTACCCGCCAGACTCTGAGTGCAGGCGGAACAGTGAATGTCGAAGTTGTTCCAGTAGAAGAGCGAACAATCCGTATATCCTACTATATTTCTGTATTTACTGATGCTCAGGCCAAGTCGTCTACGGGTTTCAATATTGTGTCTACTCGTCGTGCTGATACAGCACCAAGGAAATACGATATGAAAGAAGCTGGTCGTGCCCCTGAAGCCTTCATGACCTCTGATGAGTTCCTATATGAAATCTCGTATGAAAAAGAGCGGATTACGAGCGGAATCACTAGACTTATTAAACAGGCTGCAGTCGACTGCGAGATTCATCGTAAACTCCACAGTCGCGAGAAACCCCTACTTCAGTGTTTGCGCTTCGACAGTTCAGTGAAAGCTGAAGATTTGGCATCGAATCCCGACATCAAGAAAGATGAACGTGATGCCTCTTATCTCCGTAATACGATGAAGCGGTCGCGTCGACTTCAGCGGATCAAGGTGAAGGAGTTTGTGTTTCTCTACGACCCCGAAACCCATGAAGTATTTGACAATTCAGCATTTGGAGATAATGAGCGTCTTCTGAAACTGGGCATGATGAAAACTAACAAGATAGAATTCTTTACTTATGAATAATGGCACATACGAGGGGACGAAAACCTCGAACACATCGTAAATTTCCTAAAGAGGCGGGTGCAGAGACTCCTGCTCCTGCTCCTGCTCCTGCACCAGTTCCCGAGATGGATTATCAGGCTATCATCAAATCACACAAGCTCAAGCAAGTGATTGTGAATCCCAAGAGCAAGTTTGTGGTGTGCACATACTGGTGGGGACGGGGAAACGCAAATAAGAATTATCTACGGTTCGGCGATGAGACCACTGATCAAGCGATCAAAGATGGAAAGCGTGTGAACTATGCGTGCACGGGCGAGTTTATTGAGCAGATTAAGGAGGAGATTATTGAGGAGATTCGTGAAGAGGAGGAAGAGGAACAGGCAATTGAAAAAGCGATTGCAGATGGAATGTTTGATGAAGAGCGAGAATTTTACGAGATTTCGAAGGAGCGCCGTATCGCCATTCTCAAGAAGTATCCTTTGAAATATGATCGGAAGAAGGTCGACAGCATTCTGGCCCGTCCTGATATTCAGAAGCGGGTGTCTGAAGGAATGAAGCAGAACGAAATCCGTCTGAAGGCTGAGGGAAAAGTGAAGCATGAAGCCACCAAGTTTGAGGATATGATTGATACATGGATAAACATGTGCAAATCGGTAGGTTGCAACTACATCGTGGAAGAGTATCCCGAATTTGCGTTTCCTGGAAAGTATCAGTTAGCAATTAATCTCAAACCCCTCTTTATCAAAGAGGCTCTACTCACTGCGGGAAAGCAGGGGCGTGGTGTTCTATACATTGATGGCGATATGACTATCAAGCGATACCCTGATCTTTTTGATATGCCATCCGTTGATTTCATGGCTCGTGGATGGAATGTAGATCCCCGTGGAAGCATGAACTATCTCCGTGACGATGTATGTTTTGATCCCTATATTTTTGAGACATCGGGAGGCACAATGTATTTCGCTCCTACCCGTCAGGCTGTCTTGCTCTTGAAACAGTGGGCCAAAGTATCTGCTCAGCCAGATATGCAGGGTAAGGCCGATGACCGTATTCTTTCGATGGTGTTTACTACTGGACGACAGAATGAAGCGATATCCTCTATTCAACTACCTATTGAGTATCTGTGGCTGAACGATGCCTATGATTTCCAGAAGAAGGAGGATGTTATGCAGGACCGTATTTATATTGAGCATCCTGCATGCTTGACAGCAGAGGAGACAGCTCGTGAACAGGGAGCATCAGCTTCTCGTGAACCACCGAAGTATGAGGAAGTTGTGACAGATATGATTGATTGTGCCCAGCCTGGTGGAGTATTTTACGAATACATCTTTTTTACAGAACGACGGTTTGTGGAATCATTTGAGCCTTATCTGAACTATCTCCGTCGGGCCAAGAATAATAAAGGAGAACCATTTTACAAGATTGTGCCGTTCGAAGAGCATTATGGTCGTTACAACAAGGTGGCTTACAAGAACATGGAGAAGTCAAATTCAATTGATGTAAAAACACTTCCGCCAACAGAAACATTGGCGAAATTAGCACAGGATACAACTGTTCCAATGATTATTGCCTGCTTCAAGAACGGTAATGATGTCCTCATTGGCGACTACAAAGGAACATATTCTGCGGTCTATGACCTGATGGCTGAGAATATTGGAGATGAGCATCTTACGCCTTATCAGCGAAAGATCAAGTTGGATGTCACTAAACCAATTTACATGTCGGGTCTAAACCCTGTCCTCATCCACCTCCTGATGATGTGCGAGACGCTAGAAGATATTAATCAGCATTACCACGAGAGTTTCTTGTTTGCCTCACGCATCCGTGCGTGGTGGACAAAAACGGATCGGGTTTAGACGTAATTAGGGAAGAACACAGCCGTATACAGAATGCCCATTCCTTCGTCTACCACCTTCATGAAGACTGTTCGCGATCCGTTGGAAATTCATTTCCAAAAGAAGGCTGCTGATCTGAATATTGCTCCCCCGATCTTTGATACGAATAATACCTCCTACATGGTGATGCTGGATCTGGACGAGATGTCCCTTGCTGACAAGTATGGTTCCAGTGCCAGCAATATTCCCACCTGGATCTGGAAACAGATTCATTACATTCTCCAGAAACTGCTGAAGGAGGGAAATATTGAATACATTGATATTACACCTTACAACTTCATCGAGAAGGATGGAGTTGTATGGTGCATTGATTATGGGCATGCCACCCCATTTCGCGGGACTATCCGCAATTGGTTTCTCAAAGATATGCTGGAAAAGAAGCTGCGTCGCTGGAATCCTGATTTCGTGTAATCACCATCAGTCAATTTTTTACTTTACTTGGCGATCACAGACTCTAGGAAATCGTCACAGATCTTGGACCATGGGCGTGTGCGGGCAAGAGCGACACACGCTTCGGAGGTCTCGCGACTGCACATTGCGAGCGCCTTCTCCATACCCTCTGCCACCGCCTCTGCCGTTGTGGTATACTCCGTCAAGCCCACACCCGCTGTCATCTGGAGATACGAGTACGAGGTTGTTGGCAACTGCACGCTCGTCTTGTCGTTCATGAATGCCTTGTAGCAGTCTAGGGCAAGCACTACCTGCGGGGCACCTGTTGCCATGTGCTCCAGCTGGCACAGACCGAAGCCTTCACCCGCCGAGGTGTTAATGCCCACATCGGCCACATTGTAAAGCTGGTTGATAGCATCATCATTAAAGTAGGCCTGCGGAGCCGTAGTGTCCACGATTGTGACACGCGTGCCATACTTCAGGTTGTCAAGTCCCAGCAGCTCCAACTCGTTCAGGTAGATTTGGAGAGGCTGGTAGAACGCACCGCCCTCGGGCTTGACACCTGTCACGAGCAGGAGATGGTAAGGAGCATCGGGGAACTTCTTCAGGAGACGGGCAAATGCCATGATCGTGAGATCGAGACGCTTGCGCTGGGAGTTGCGGTTCATATTGAGGAACACCTTGTCGCCAGACTTGAGGTTGAGGTTCTTACGAATACCCGCGCGCTCACCGTCGGATAGGGGCTTGAACACCAGCGAGTCAATACCGTGCTCGAGAACGTCAATCTTGATGTTGGGTGTTGTGAGGCGGGTCATGAGATACTTCTTCCACTCCTCCGTGAAGCAGAGAATACGGTCAGAGGCATTCTCAATATTACGAAGCAGGCCCATGTCCGCACCCTTGTAGACTTGGTCAAGGTAGACCCACAGCTTCCACGACTTTGGGACATCCTTCACCTGCTGAATAAACTGGTTGATCACGATAGGGTCATTATAAATCATAATGATGTCGGGGTTGACAGTGTCGACATACTCCTTGAACTTGTTGAACCCAAATCCCTGCTCCTTCGGGTCCTCGTTGGCAGCCGCATCATACTGGATAATCCCAGTGAGCGGGCGAGCAGGCGTCGGCAGACGGGCGGGGGTGCGCTGAAACCCGAAGTGGAAGATCTTGATCAGTGGCTGCAGAGTGCCCAGCTGCTTGAGAAGGTTGTATGACACCTTCGAATAGCCCGTAACCTGCTCGGTGTGCGTCGAAACCAGGAGGAAGCGGATAGGAGCCATTTGTATGTATCATTTTCTAACCTGTAAATATAATAGCCATGGCCGAATACTATCCCACAGTGTCCCTCGAAGGAGGACCTGAATTTCTGAGTCAGCAGACTCGGTTCAAGAGTGCATCTGAAGTTACGGAGATGAGGAAGCGGACCGTTGTGAACAATTATTACACGAACTATCCCCAGTCGCAGAAAGCGGCGTATGCGAGCACGTATACAACGTTCAAGGCGGGAGCAGTTTACAAGATCCGTAAGACTGTATCTGGTGGTTCGTGGACACCCACTTGTATCACCAATAATAACGGCTTTGTTCTTGCCAATAATTCTACTGTATTCCCTGCAGGCGAGAAGCAGACACTCAATATGTTCGTCAAGTCTAAGGCTGTTGTGAACAATCCTCAGTAATCAGTAAAAGGCTACGCCAGGGGCCTCTGAACTCTCCTTCATTTTTGGAATCTTCGTATACTGCGAAAAGCGATCCATGAAAGGAATAGGGGGAATAGGATACAGTTCTGTAATTGAATTACTTTTTGTCATTGCCCGCGCGATCACCTTACGTGTCTGCGCCCCGATCCAGTCGTATCCGAAGCGAACGCTCATATACGAGTGAATTAGAACTGCGATGACCAGAATTCCAATAAGGATATACGGAAGGTTCTTATACATTATTCATACCGTATAACATAATATAGGACAGTATGCCAGGCGGCCTTGTTCAACTAACAGGGTTCGGTGCCCAGAACGTATTTTTGAATGGAAATCCATCGATGACCTATTTTACGAAGATGTATAAGCGCCATACGAACTTTGCTATGGAACATTTTCATCTTCCACCAACCAACGTCACCGATACCAATTTACCGATTGCAGGGAACAAGACGTTCCGTTTCAAGGTTCCTCGCTATGCCGATCTCCTCCACGACTGCTACCTGTGTGTTGACATTCCTGATATTTGGTCTCCACTCGTTGAAGTTGACCCCACAACTCATTTGGCCAAGGAGTTTCAGTTTCAGTGGATTCGTAATCTTGGATACAACATGATTCAGCAGGCTACGGTGACTCTGAATGGAACTCCTGTAGTCACAATGACAGGAGAATGGATGAAGATTGCGAGTTACCTCAAGCAGGATGCGACAAAACGAGCGATTCTTGATAAGATGGTTGGTAATACGCCTGATATGTATGATCCTGCAAACGCTGCTGGACTATTTAATCAGTATCCGAATGCAATTAATGTAGATGGAGTCAATCTTCCTGCACCTTCGATTCGAGGTCGTCAACTGAATATTCCCCTGCCATTCTGGTTCTGCGAGGATATTGGCCAGTCACTCCCTCTTGTCTCCCTTGTGCAGACGGAGGTCGAGATACAAATAACCTTCAATAATATTTACAATCTGTTCACGATGATCGATGTCAATCCTGCAAATAAGTATAGTCCAACCTATCTGACGCGTATCGTAGGAAATCCAGCAGATCCTTTCCGCGGAATGCAGAATTTTCTTTCGTATCCCGACATTCAGGGAAATCCTACCAACTCCTCTCTCCAAAACTGGAACTTTAATCCTTATCTCGAAGCCAACTACATTTTTCTTACAGATACTGAGCGCGCCCATGTAGCGGCCTACGAAAAGTCATTTTTAGTGACACAGGTTCGGTATATGAAAAATAATAATCAATATGGCTACAATGATGTTCCGATTCCAATGTATAATTTGTGCACCCGCATTGTCTCCCTCTTCCAGCGGCAAGATCGTATTCTCCTGAATGACTGGGACAATTACACGAACTGGGACAATATTTATTATCCGCCAGTTAACCCGTCCATTCTCCCCTCGAATGTATTTTCTCCAGTTCCGCCTTCGCAATTTTATTCATCGGGAATCCAGTTGTCAAATAATATGAATATGCAGGATATTATGCAGGAGGGAACAGTGGTTCTTGATGGAACCCAGCGCGAAAATACAAAGAACACAAACTTCTTCCGTCTCATACAGAATTACAAGTTTTCAAAGGGAGATACCACCTCTCTTCCTGGAATCAATCTCTACTCGTTCTCCCTGGATCCCAATACTATTACTCAGCCATCAGGAACCCTGAACGGATCAATGTTTAATCGCACGAATCTTCAGTATACTCTGCTAGTTCCGCCAACAATCACTTCGATCTACAACGGTTCAGGACAGCTTGTGCCAATCACAAGCCCTTCTGCCGTTTGTATCGTCAAGGGAACAGAGTTTAATCCAGTTCCAACACTTGTTCCAGTAGGTGCAACTGTGTCTCCAGGTCCAGGTATTCCTCCTCTTCTCCAAGCAGGACAGACTCTCACAATTATTCCGCCATCTACCCAGAATCCCTTACAGTATGGTGCATATTCATCTATCATCTACATTGAATCCTACAACTTTCTCAAGGTTACAAATGGACAGGGTAATCTCGTGTTCTCTACATAATAATAAGAACAATGAACACCGACGACCCAGTCGCCGACGTCCCTCCCGAACAGACTGCGGATCCGACCCACAAACCAACGATTTCATCTGCTGGTGGATATTTGGGGTATACCCTTCTTCTAATCCTTCTACTGATATACTCCCGTGCGGGATGGTATGCAGTAGAAACTGTCGTATTTGGAAATTTTCCCGTTATGAAACCATACTCTAGTATTCTTCTGGTTATTTGGTTTATTCCCATACTTGGACTTCTAGCATCGGTTGTTGCATCATCAATGGGTGGAATATTTGGTTGGTCCATTGCTACTGCAGTCTTTGCAGCAATTCCTATGACAATTTCATTTTATTACATTATTCTGTTTGGATTTCCAACTGAGACGTATAACTATGTTCTAGGATATTCATCAAATAGGAGTTGAATCTTCCTCCTTCTTCAAAAGAGGATTGGATGAATCTAGAGTCAGGAGTTCGTCCATCGCCTGCTTGGGATCCTCAAAATTACGAAACAGAATTTGGTTGACCTCAGCAGGACTCCACTTCTCATCCAACTCGGGGTGGGACCACAGTTCGTGATCAACATCGGTAATATCATAGAATCCCTCCACCATCTCACGGAGAACGGTGCGGGAACATTTCTTGAAATGAATAATCATATCAATACGGCCTGGGCGAATAAGGGCACGATCAAACCGTTCAGGGAAGTTTGAGGTAAACACCAAGATGCGACCAGACGACTCGAGGGTTCCATCTAGGAGATTCAGGAGAAAGGAAAGATCGATAGGATCCTTAATAATATCATCGTCCATCTCGGGAGCAAATGGATCCTTGGGAGCGGCAGAAGCAGGTTCGGGGCGCTTCCACTCTCGCTTCAGGAGAACATCGCCCATCGCATCAGCATCCTCAATGATGTATAGACGTTCGGAAATTGGAATAGTATACTTTTCTAGAACTGTTCCATTGAATACATGAATATCATCACTGAAAAACAGGTGACGAAGCTGGGTCTTCGTCTTGATTTCCGAGAGCTGGATATTAATTGGGTGACGACGGGCAACATTGGCAATAGCCTTGATTTCCGACGTCTTGCCTGTGCCAGGATCTCCATGAAATAGGAAGCCTAGAGTATACGGAATTCCCTTCTTCTCATACCATGATCGCTTTTCCAAAAAGAAATTCACGCGCTTCTTCACGATCGGTTGCTCCTCGAAATACACATTCTCAAACGTGCGGGTGGTGGAAAACTTGTGCTTGGTATACACGAGAAAATTCTGGGGAAGGGGGTTCTGGTTTGAGCGCTTCTTCTTTCCTTCCACAATCTGGTCGAAAAAGTAGAGATCGTTTCCCAACTTGTTAAGCATACGGCGCTCGTAATCCTGATTGCATGAATCTACAAACTTCTGCAGGGTCTGAATCGGATGGTCATACGAAATCAATTGGAACTTAATATTTTTAATATTTCCATCATCCACATCGACATGTGTGAGACGGAAATAGATATCTTCGTCAAGACGGACCTCCTCGAACTCGTAGGGAAGGTAATCGTGGTTGGCGATTGAGAGGAGTCTCTTAGTATTGGGAGAGCAGGAGACGTAGTGAATGACGGCGTCCATGCGGGTCAGGAAAGCGGGGACGGTGGCACCCTTATTGTTCTGGGGCGGCGGGCCACGTTCACATTCAATCACAGCAGACGGTTCACGACCAGCGTAAGCAGTCTTTGACGGTCCGCGATAAGTCCATACCCACGGAGGGATACGTTCGTAAAGAGATAGACCCAGCCAGGCTAGAAGAGGACGAAAACTGTTTCCGCTTGTCGTCATCACCTGGTAGAGCATTGACATCTTCAAAAGGTCTTGTAAAGATGCCATTGCTTGAATAGGACATTTTGGGTTCAAAAATTTAACGTCCAAGGCACTTGTCGAGAGTCGGGATACCTTCGTGGACAGGCTTGGATCGCTTGAGGCGGAGTTGCTGCGAAGCCTTGTTCACTGTCTCATTCGATAGAGAGACATAGGATTTCACATCACGGACCGATGCCTGAGTGTTCACTGATGGCATATATAGGCGAACAGGAGGCATAGCAAGTTGAAGTGGCTTCGTGCAATTACGAAAAAACTCACGATACTGCTGAATATCTAGATTTCCGCCAAAGAGGCGGAGAACACGCCTGTCAGGAGCAGGCTGGATATCTTTGTCTTCAGAATACAACTGGCGGTAAAAACTACGGAGAAGCGAATGACGAATCCAGCGATCGGATTCAGTGAGATACGGCTCCTTGTAAATAGTGGCAAGAGCGCACTCTGGACTACAAAAGTTGCCCTCGGCAGTGTAAGAATTCGTGTATACGTCATAGTGTGTAGGAATCACAAATGAATCTCCCGAGAATCCGTGGCAGCACCACAGGCAAGCAGCTCCCTTTGAATACGATGTGGATAATGACAGTTTAGTCATGAGTTCGTGAATTACATTCTCGTCAAAACGCCTCTCCTGTGTCTCTGTTGTCTGCAGAATATCCGAATACTGGGTTGGACCAACGCTTCCAGAAGGAGCAGGAACATCTACGCGCTCCTCATCAAAATCAAACTCCTTTCCTATTCGTAGGAAAAAGATTACGGGCGGAAGTTCAACCTTCTGAGTTTCATCCACAACTTTCTTGGCTGACTTCTTTCCCTTGGCTGGAGGCATTTGAATGAATATGTCTTTTCTCTGTAAAACGGACGGCCGTTTTATCTAGCTGGGGGAGGGTACACCCATTACCAAGAATGGCCGAAGCATACAAGAAGCACACGCACCGCGAGCACATCCTTTCGCTGCCCGATACCTATGTAGGGTCAATCGAGACGACGTCGGAAATCATGTATGTAGTCGATGGGGAGTCATCATCATTCAAAGAAAAGATGCTGGTAGGGTTCAATCCTGGATTCTACAAGCTGTTTGATGAGATTGTGGTGAACGCCCACGACCAAGTGGTCCGTATGCGGCAGCGTGCGTCAACCAATCCTGTGAAGAATATTACGATTGAAATTTCAGAAGATAACAAGACGATTACGGTTGAGAACGATGGCGAGGGTATTGATGTTCTGGAGCATCCCGAATACGGCGTCTGGGTTCCTCAGTTGATCTTTGGCGAGCTACTGACCTCGACAAACTACGATAAGGAGGAGAAGAAACTGGTGGGCGGCAAGAACGGGTATGGCGTGAAGCTGGCCAACATCTTTGCGAAGAAGATGGTGGTGGAGACGGTGGACTCGATCCGCGGCAAGAAGTATACGCAGGTGTGGGAAGACAACATGACGGTGGTGAACAAGCCCAAGATCTCGGCATCCAAGGGCAAGTCCTATGTCAGCGTGTCCTGGACCCCTGACTTCGGTCGGTTCGGGATGACAGATATCAATGCTGATCTTGTGGGCGTGTTTCGTCGGCGAGCCAGCGATCTGGCGATGACGGTTGGGAAGGAGGTGAAAGTGCACTGGAAGCACGGGGAGGAGAAGACGCTAATCAAGTGCCGTGACCTGACGGCGTATGCTGGTGAGTTTGTGACAACGCCCGTTGCGGCCCACGTGAGCGATCGGTGGAATGTGGTGGTGGCTGACACACCATCGGACGGGTTTCTACAAGTGTCGTTTGTAAACGGTATCTGGACATCCAAGGGTGGGACGCACGTGGACTATATCGTAAATCAGGTGGTGGGAAACATCGTGGAGTATTTGGAGACGAAGAAGAAGTTGAAAGTCAAGCCTTCGCTGGTGAAGGAGAATATTGCAGTATGGGTATGCGCAGCCATCGAGAATCCTGCGTTCTCATCGCAGACAAAGGAAGCACTCACTACAAAGAGCACGGCGTTCGGGTCGACCTGCAAGTTGCCCGAAGAATTCTTCAAGAAGCTGCGGTCGAAGCTGGAGTTGGTGGACAAGTTGGTGGTTGCGCAGAAAGAAAAGGACGAGAAGGAGAACAAGAAGAGCGATGGACGGAAGAGTTCTAAGATATACGGTATCCCGAAGCTCGACGACGCCGCCCTTGCTGGAACCGCCCGTTCCGCTGAGTGCACTCTCATCCTCACTGAGGGTGACTCCGCAAAAGCGATGGCTCTCAGCGGCCTTACAAAGGCTCAACGCCAAACTTTCGGAGTGTTCCCTCTGCGGGGCAAAATCATGAATGTGAAGGACACGTCGGGGTCCAAGATCGAGTTGGCGAAGGAGATTGCCGAACTCAAAAAGATTGTGGGTCTGGAGTCGGGAAAGACCTATGAGAATCTGGGAAGCCTGCGATACGGTCGCATCCTCATTATGACTGACCAAGATTACGATGGCTCACACATCCGTGGTCTCCTGATCAATCTGTTCCATGAACTGTGGACGGAGCTGTTCAAGATCCCTGGGTTTCTGACATACATGGCAACGCCGATCGTGAAGGCGACGAAGGGGAAGGAGACACGGATCTTCTACACGCAGTTTGACTATGACCAGTGGAAGACGGAGAATGGTCGCGGATGGGCGATCCAATATTACAAGGGTCTGGGCACCTCGACGCGCGAGGAGGCGCAGGAGTATTTCAAGGAGATGAATATCACAGAGTTTCGTTACACACAGGACGCAGATTCAGCAGCAATTGATCTGGCATTCAACAAGGCTCGGGCCGACGATCGCAAGACGTGGCTGCAGGGACATCGTCCACAGGATATCGTGATTCCTCGAGCAGACAAGACACTGGCGTATGCGGAGTTCGTGAACCGTGATCTGATCCACTTCAGTCACTATAATCTCGAGCGGTCTATCCCAAGCATGATGGACGGGCTCAAGACGTCGCAGCGCAAGATTCTGTTTGGCTGCCTCAAGCGTAATCTGATCTCGAAGATCAAGGTCGCCCAGCTTGCAGGATATGTGTCCGAGCACGCGGGATACCACCACGGCGAGATGTCTCTCAATGAAACGATCATTGGGATGGCGCAGGACTTTGTGGGATCTAACAATCTGCCGTGGCTGGTCCCGAAGGGTCAGTTTGGCACACGGCTGCAGGGTGGCAAGGACTCGGCTGCCTCTCGATACATCTTCACGTATCTCCAGCCGTTCATGAAAGACTTGGTTCCTGCAGATGACCTGCCGTGCCTTAAGTATCGGGATGATGACGGGCTATCGGTAGAGCCAGAGTGGTATGCTCCCGTTCTCCCAATGCTGCTGGTGAATGGTGCACGGGGTATTGGCACGGGTTACTCAACATTCATCCCATCTTACAATCCTGTAGCGCTGAAGAATACGCTGCTGCGGTGGCTGAAGGGTGAGGACAAAGAGATTCTGAAAAAGGTAGATCTGCCGCCGTGGTATCGGGGGTTCAGGGGCACAATCATGCCGTGCACTGACGGATACGAGATCACGGGCAAGTATTCGTACAACGCGAAGACGAAAACAATCTCGGTTCAGGACCTGCCGATTGAATACTGGACATCAGACTTCAAGGAGTATCTGGATTCTCTATGCGAGAAGAAGGACTTTGTGAAGGATTACACTGACACATCCACCGACATGGATGTGAACTTCGAGATTGTCTTGAAGGACGATATGCCAATCGCAGAGGCTGCAAAGAAGCTGGGTCTGGTGAGCAAGATCAAGACTACGAACATGCACGCCTTCAATTCGGTTGGCAATATCACCAAGTATACTACCATGAATGAAATCCTAGAGGAGTATGCACATACACGCCTAGCGCTGTATGGTGTGCGCAAGGAGTCTATGCTTCGTGAACTACGAGCAAAGCTACCGTGGCATACGAGCGTTGTGAAGTTCCTGACGTTCATGTGCAATGATGTGATTGATCTCCGCAAGAAGCCCCACGCCCAGTGTGTCCAGATTCTGGAGGCGCACGAGCTGACCGATATCCCGGATCTCTTGAAGCTGCCGATCAGCAGCATGACGCTGGAAAATATCGCGAAGCACGAGGCCGAGTTGGCTCGTCTGCGTTCGCGGATCTCCGAGATTGAGGCAACGACGCCCTCTCAGTTCTGGATCGCAGATTTAGAGAATCTCATCGTCTAAAAGATTAGATATAAGACGAATGGCGGGATTTCAATTAGACTATAAATCCCTACTTGTAAAT